CGCGGGCCTCCTCGGCGATCCTCTGGGACGGTGCTGCGTTCCAGGCGGTCGGTCCCGACGTGCCCCGCATCGAGGCCGGCGCGCTGCTGATCGAGGGCGCGGCGACGAACGGGGCATATCATTCCGCGGATACATGGATTCTGTCGTCCAGCTTCGGCACCGTTACCAAAAGTGATGATTTTGGGGTCGGAGCCTGGGCAACGTTGACCACCAACGAAGATAGGAACGCTCAGCTTCTTGGTGCAGCCAGTGGTATGATTGTTGGCGAGATTTATACGTTTTCTTGCTATGCGCGTGCAAAAACACACGATGACATATTTATACAAGGCCGGCAAAAAACTAGTTATCCGAAAGCAACTTTTGATCTAGCAAATGGTATGGTTGCTGAGGAAAAGAAAGAGTACAAGAGCGTTATTAAAAACATGAAGAACGATATTTATCGTTGTTCTATTACTTTTGTGGCCGATACCGCCAAGTTTTATATCCTTACGATTGGGTTCGTGGCAGAAGCGGGGAGTTCTGTTGATATATATGGCCGGCAGCTTGAGCGCGGTTCACATCCCACATCTTTAATCGCGACCGGCGAGGGCGCCGCGACGCGCGCAGTTGACGAATTGACCTACACGCCCGCAACCGATGGTACGGTGCGTCTGGTTGGTACCGATGTCGACGGAGCTGTTTATTCGACTGCTGTGCCGCGGATTGAGCTTCTCACCTCTGGGATGCAGTGGACCGCGCCGGCAGGTCTATGGTCGAACATTTGGGCGGAAATGACATGATGGAGACCCTGTATCTGTGGGCGCCGGATGAGGCCGCGTTGATCGCCGCCGCTGTCGAGGCCCTGCCCGAGCTGCTGGACGGCGACACCTGGGTGGTGCGCAGGCCAGACAGAGAGGTTGGATATCCACGCACAGCGGACGGCGCGGTGATGCTCGATGTGATCGGTATTCAGCCGTGGGAGATCGAGCCAGTTTATGACTCGAATGGCCAGAAGACGACGAGTGGAGTTCGGGCCGCTGGTTTTCACACCAATCTGATGTATCGCGCGACCGGCGAGGCTCGCGCTCAGGCGCTTCTCGTAGCGTTGTTAGCCCGGGGTGGCGAGCAGCGTCATCCGGATACGCCGGTACGCATCTGGGCCGGAATCTAGCGGCAAGTAACGTGGATGGTAGACGTATGACTCAAAAGATCAATCAGAATGGATTGAGCCTCATCAAGCGTTGGGAGGGGTTTCGCCGACGAGCGTACCTGTGTCCGGCTGGTAAATGGACGATCGGCTTTGGTCACACGGCTGGCGTTAAGCGCGGCGATACGGTCACCATGGAAGAGGCTGAACGCCTGTTGAGTGAGGATCTGACCGCCGCCGAGCGGGCGGTTCGCGAGCTGATCAAGGTCGCGCTGACCGAGAATCAGTTCTCAGCTTTGGTGAGTTGGACGTTCAATCTCGGCCGTGAAAATCTGCGCACCTCCACGCTGCGTCGAAGGCTCAATGCCCGCAACTACGGCGCCGTGCCGGATGAGATGCAGCGGTGGAATAAGGTGCGGGATCCAGAGACCGGCGCGTTGGAGGTCAGTTTGGGTCTGGTCCGGCGTCGAGCCTCCGAGGTTGATCTGTGGATGTCGAAGGACGGCACGGTTGCCGAGGACGGCGACATGCCGCAAGCACCCGAGGCGATCGAAATCAAGTCGCTCGCCAAGTCGCGCACAGCCATCGGGTCGGCTACCGCCGGCGCCGGCGGTGCGGGTCTGGTGGCAGACTCCGCGCAGGAAATCATTCAGGCCGCACAGAGTGCCGAGCAGCACATCAACACCGGGACGTGGGTCGGTCTCGTTCTCGGTACCATCATTCTTGTCGCCGCAGGTGTGGCCTTTTACGCACGGATTGATGACTGGCGGAAAGGACGTCGCTGATGATCGGGCCGCCCACGAGGCGGCCTTTTCATTGAACCGGAACCAAATCGACATAGTGCAGGACCGCCATGGCCCGGAAGATTTCCCAGCCCACTCGGGCGCAAAGTCGTGAGCAGAAAAAGATGAGAGTCCGTGACGCGCGCAACGCCGAACCCCTGTTGAGTCTGGTGCGTGAGCAGGAGGCGCGCGAGATGACGAGAGTGAAGCCGAGCCGGGCCGATACCACGGAGTACGCGCCGGCCACGCCGAACCAGGCGCTCTACGACCAGTTTATCACCACGAAGGAGATCGTGTTCGGTCTCGGCGTCGCGGGCACGGGCAAGACCTGGTGGAGCGTCAAGCGGGCCTGCGCGGCGCTCATGAGCGGCGAGATCAGCACGATCGTCTGTACCCGGCCGGCGATCGAGGCCGGCGGCAGCCTGGGATATCTGCCGGGCACCCTGGAGGAGAAGTTCGCGCCCTACTTCCTGCCCGTGCGCGAGGCCCTGGAGCAGTTTCTCGGCTCGGGGCACTACACCTACCTGGTCGAACACGGTCGCATTCAGGTGACGCCCCTGGAGTTCCTGCGGGGCGTTACGCTCAACAACACCTGGGTGATCGCCGACGAGATGCAGAACGCCACGCGGACCCAACACAAGCTGCTGCTGAGCCGGTTCGGCCAAAATTGCAAGATGATCCTGAACGGCGATCCCGAGCAGTGCGACCTGCCGAACATCGGCATGTCCGGCCTGCACGATGCCTGGATCCGGCTGCGCGACGAGACGGGCGTGGGCGCTGTGCATTTCGAGCCCAACGACATCGTGCGCTCGGGGATGTGTAAGACGGTCATTCTGGCCTACCGGCGCCCCGTGCCAGAATCAGCACTGTGCGAAAATCGCTATATGCAAACAGTCGAGAGTGAACGCGCTGGTCTGGAGAGGATGCTCCGGGCCAGCTAACATGGCCGGATGCAATGATTCCTGAAACCGAAACACTGGGTGCCTTTCCGGGCGCCCAACGTTCCGCAGCCGCGTGCGAATACGTGATGATCTCCCGTATTCCACGCGAGCGTCTTGAACCCGAGCGTGTTCTTTTCCAGCACAAGTGGTTCGACTATCGCTTCATGCACCCGACGATGGCGACATCGTACTATGCGCAGTGCTACAAGGACGTTTACAGACGGCTGTTCGCGCGGCACATCGACCGAGACGTCTCGCGTTACGTCGCCGGCATCAAGTTGGGCGATATCTTCGCCAAAACGGATGATGAGAAGCTGCTGAAGTCGCAGTCGGGCACGATCTCGGCCTGCTGGCGCGGCCGGCAAACCGCGGACGCTCTGGGTATTCCGTATCCGCTCTTCATCGAGCTGGCCATGACCAAAGCCCTGAGCTGGCAGCGCAAGTACATGCCGCGGCCGCAACAGCTCTACTCGGATCAGATCATCGAGGCGGTCGAGGGCGGCTGGCAGGAGCGAACCAGGGGCCGCTTCATCATCGCCCAGGATCCGCGTTACCGGCTCAATGCCTGGGCCGGCACGCCCGCACAGATCGCTCATGAATCCTGGGTCTGCACGCAGATCATCCGCCGCAGCCCCGGCACCCAGCTACATCTTCTGGAGCAACATCTGACGGTCGACCCGCTGATCCGCGAGGAGGCGGCGCGCGCTCGGTTCGACGGCGCCCTGGTGAATGAGGCGTTGGGATTGCGCTGAGCAATTTTCCACGCACAGATAAATCAAATATGATTATATACTCAGATGCACGCGCACATCACAGGAGGACGCTATGCGTGACCGAAGTGAACAGAAGCCGGTTGTACCGAAGCCGGCGCGGCCGCGCCCGAAAGCCTGGACCCATCAGGGCGAGCTGAAGGAGTTGATCGGCCAGAAGGTCGAGATCGAGCTGGCGGTCGGTGGCGATCTGCGTCAGCGCGTCGGCTTCTTACTCGCGGCGGACCCCTACACGATCAAGCTGCGGCTTTCCGGAAATCGGACGGGCGAGGTGCGCACGTTCTTCAAGTCGGCGCTTCTTGACTATCGGGTGGTGGAATGACTGAGGCGGCCGCCGTGGCGGAACCGTCCGAGGCGGAGCCCGAGACAGTTCGCTATGAGTTTGGCGAGGAGTTCCAGGCCAAGATCGTCGCGCTGTCGATGCGCGATCCCTCGTTTCTGGCGCGCACGACGGGCCTGGTGCGGCCGGAGTATCTGACGAACGTGGGTTATGCGACCCTGTTTGATTTGGCCGCCACGCACTTCGACAAGTTCAAGGGGCCGCCGGATCGCGCCACGCTGGGTGTGCTGCTGAAGGAGGCCGTCGCCACCAAGAAGATCCGCAAGGACATCCTGGATGACGTCAAGGACGCGGTGCGGGGCGCGTTCACAGCCGATCTGTCCGGCGGCGCGTTCGTCGTCGAGAAGGTCAGTGAGTTTGCCCGTGAGCGTGCGGTCGAAAGTGCCATGCTCAAGTCGCTGGAGCTGCTGGAGCGGCGTGATTTCGGCAAGATCGACCGCCTCATGCGCGACGCCCTTCTGGTCGGCGCGAACGAGGCGGATCAAGCCTATGACTACTTCGCCACGATCGAGGGTCGCACCGAGACGCGCCTGGCCATGGCCGCCGGCACACACGCCTACAACGGCATCACCACGGGCATCGCGGAGCTGGATGCCATCCTCTATCACCGGGGATGGGGCCGCAAAGAGCTGTCGCTGATCATGGGGCCAGCCAAAGGCGGCAAATCGCTCGCCCTGGGCCAGTTCGCCCAGGCGGCCGCGCTGAGCCCCAAAAAGTACAACGTGCTGCTGGTCACGCTGGAGGTGTCGGCGCCGATCTACGCGGATCGTCTGGACTCGGCGCTGTCCGACGTGGCCATGAAGGCTCTCAAGGACAACCCGCACTCCGTTCGTTCCGCGATCGAGAAGGCCCGTGCCAACGCCGGCTTGTTGAAGATCCATGAGTACCCGACCGGCACGCTAAAACCGTCGCAGTTGCGGCGGCTGCTCGAAAACTACCGGGCGCAGGGCATCATCTTCGATCTGGTGGTGGTTGATTACGCCGACATCATGGCGCCGGAGTACCGCTCGGACAACGACATCTCCAACTTTCGCTCAATCTACATCGACCTGCGCGGCATCGCGTCCGAGGGCAACCTGGCCATGCTGACCGCGACGCAGACGAACCGCGAAGGCGCCAAAAAGGTCACATCGTCGATGACGGACGTGGCCGAGGATTTCAACAAGATCCGTACAGCCGACATCGTGATCTCCATCAACGCCACGCAGGAGGAGAAGGACACCGGCGAGGCGCGTCTGTACTTCGCGGCGTCGCGCAACACAGAAGATGGCTTCACGATCCGGATCCAGCAGGATCGGAGCCGGATGAAGTTTATCAAGAAGGTCTTGGGTCGGGAGTGAGCCATGAAGATCGGCGACGGATTCCGATACCGTGGTGACGAGTATGCGTTCGCTACGCCGTTTTTGCGCAGCCGCGGTGCGAAAATAAAAAAATGGCTGCTGCCTACATTCGATGACAGTTCAGGAATGCGAGCTTGGACCAATAAGTCATTCCCGGCGCTCACGCCGTTCGTACTAATCGACATTGAAACGAAGCGCAAAGGCGCCAAGGGTAGGGACTTGGCGGACCTGTACGTGTTCGCACGGGTCGATGACGATGGACGCAAGATGACGGATCAGACCGGCATTCTTATAGCGGACATCAACGAAAAATTCATGAAGGACACGACGGTCGGTCTAACCCTTGGCATCAAGGCGTTCGATGATGAGGGCGAGTACAAGACGGCCGAGCCGACCCGGATCGACGTGGCGGCGGAGATCGCGGCTAATCCAGCCTGGGGCGCGTTCTGATGGGGGACCTTGAGGAGCTGTTGGACGCCTTCGACATCGAGGCGTACCTGGACGCCGAGGGCCTGACCTACAAGATCAGCTCCGGGCAGAGCGGGCAGCAGTTAAACCTGAAGGAGTGCCCGGTCTGTGGTGACACGCGCTGGCGCGCCTACCTGAACGCTGAGACGGGCCTAGGGAATTGTTTCGTCTGTGACGCCACGTTCACCAAGTGGAATTTCGTGCGCGAGCATCTTGGCGGATGCAGCAACGGCGAGATTTTCCGGCACATTCGCGATGCGACGCGCGATCAGGGATGGCGGCCGCGCCGGACGCTCGTCGTGGCAACGGAGAACACGGCCGAGATCAAAATCCCGACCTCAATTCCGCTGCCTCATGAAGGACAGAACCTGATCTATCTGGAGCAACGCGGGTTCGATATCGACCTCGTGCGCGCCTTCGGACTGAGTTACTGCCAGGATGCGTGGTGGAACTACACCAAGGAGGATGGCAGCCGCGGCGGACAGAATTTCGGCGGTCGGGTCATCATCCCGGTCTACGACCTGGACGGAGAGTTGGTGACGTTCCAGGGGCGCGACGTGACCGGCACGAGCGACCGCAAGTACCTGTTCCCCGCGACGCTGCCGGCGACGGGCCGCTTCCTCTACAACGGCCACAACGTCCTGCACACGCGCCGCGTGGTGGTTGGTGAAGGTGCGTTCGACGTCATGGCGCTCAAGAAGGCCATCGACGGTGGGTCGGCGCTGCGCGACATGGTGCCGGTCGGCACCTTCGGCAAGCACCTGTCGGTCAACGACAACGGTCGCGACCAGGTGGGTGCGTTCCTGGCGCTGCGGCGAGGTGGGGTGCGCGAGGTGACGATCTGCTGGGATGGAGAGCAGGCGGCCCTGGAGGCCGCCTGTCAGGCCGCCACGCTGCTGAGCGGCATCGGCCTGGCCGTTAAGATCGCTCTGTTGCCGAAGGGGTGCGATCCGAACGAGGTGCCGTCGGATGTGCTGCGTCAGGCGCTCATTCAAGCCAAGCGCGCGACCGCGGCGCAGATCGTGCGTTGGCGTTTGCGAAATCCCTACAGGAGATAAATCATAAATGATTCATCTCCGCGTGATTCTTGCTATATAAAGTCTGCACGCATGATCACGTCGGAGGACGTAATGGAAATTACCGTTACAAAAACAAAGATGGAGCACGCTAGCGGCACCAAAAGCTATCAGATTTTGGTTGTCGAGGATCGAAATAGTCCAGGACGCGACATCGTATTCGGCAAGCAATGGGGCAAGAAAGGCGCGGCCGGTCAGACCCAATTCGAGATTCACAAGTCTCGGGTCTTGCCACATAAGCGGCAAACCTTGCAGTGTCAGAAAGAAGGGCGCGGCTACGTCGTCAAGAGCAACAGGGAGCAGACCTGCACGTCGATCGCCGAGCTGCGCAACGCCATCGGCGTGCGTATGTGGCGGGACATGTTGGATCCGCTCCTGACGATTTTGCCCGAACACGCCGCGGAGCTGCGCGGCGCCGGCGCCGGCACCGGAAGCTCGGCTCGCTGGGACGAGGATGGAACGTCGCTCGGGCCGGCGGAGAGGGTGCCGCGGCACGCCCAGGTCGAAGCCGAGCTTGAGCGGACGCCGGCGGAGCTGATCGAGGAAAACGCCAATTGGGGAATGTTTTGATGGACACGTTCGTCTACAAGCGCGGCATGTTGGCGCCGCAGAACATGGCGCGCATGACATGCCCTGTCTTTCCACTGGATGTTGAGGTTCGAACCTGCTTCCGGGTCCATGATCTGTTCATGAAGGGCAAGCCGCACCCGAAGCGGGCCGGCTGCAACGCCTGTATGGCCGCCGGCAAATGTCCGGCGCGTCTGATGGTGCAAGAGAGCATTCGGGCGCCACGGCCCGTCTACTTCTCCGAGACGCCGGCGATGGTCACGTTGTCCGACGACATTCTCGAAGATGTCGGCTGCATCGTTGTTTCGTCCAAAATGATAAATCAATTTGGATGTACCTCGAAGGAGGTCGCATTCATCGAAGCCGCGACAACGCCGCGGCACGAGGTGGCTAAGACGAAGCGCCGTCGCGGTGCGGTCCAAGCCCCGAAATCCACTCTCACGCCGCGCCCCGCGCATGACGACGCCCCGGCGGCCGCCGAAACCGGCGACATGGCCGCCGCGGTGACGGCGGCCGCCGTACACATGAAGGAAGCATCTTGATGGATGGTTACATGGTTCACGGCATTCTTGAGGACATCGCCAAGACGTCCTCGCGCACTGAGAAGATCGCCATTCTTGGCCGGCACATGAGCGATCCCGTGTTCAAGCGGGTTCTCGTGGCGGCGTACGATCCCTTCGTGACCTATGGCCTCACCCCGCCGAAGTGCGTCGGCGCCGGCCCGCAGTCTCTCACGATGGATTCGAAGTTTTGGACCGTGCTGGAGCAGTTGGCGAGCCGGACGATCACCGGGAACGCGGCGCGCGACCTGGTGCAGGAATGGCTGCTCGATGTTCTCGACGAGCCGAGCAGCAAGGTCGCGACCATGATCTTGAACAAGGATCTGCGGTGCGGCATCACGGCCAAGTCCATCAACAAAGTGGCGCCGGGCATGATCCCGGAGTTCACCGTCATGCTGGCGCACAAGTTCGAGGATAAGCGCATCAAGACGTGGCCGGTCGCTGTCGAGCCCAAGCTCGATGGCCTGCGAACGGTCATTGTGGTGAACGACGCCGATGTTCAGTTCTTCTCGCGCACCGGCAAGCCGTTCGCCGCTCTCGATCACCTGGCGCCGGTGATCCTGGCGACGCTGAACAAGGCGCGTGCGGTCCTGGACGCGCCGGACTGTCCGCTCGATGAGAAGCGGCGCGAGGCGTTCTCGCGCATGTTGGGCAAGCATGGTCTCTCGGTCGTGCTGGACGGTGAGGGTGTCGCCGGCACGTTCAACGAGACGACGGGCGCGCTGCGGCGAAAGAGCGAGGCCGCGAGCGACACCGTGCTGAACCTGTTCGAGGTGCTGCCGCGGCGCACGTTCATGGCGAACGACGTCGTGCCGCTTCCCTACACGCTGCGGCGCGCCTTCGCTGAATGGGTTCTGATGCACGCGCCGGAGAATGGGCCGCTGCGCCTGGTGTCGCGCTACCTGGCCAACTCGCCGGCCGAGATCCAATCCTTCTATCAGAGCTTCCGCGATCGGGGCCTTGAGGGCGCCATCGTCAAGCCGATGAGCGAACACTATCACAAGAAGCGCCACTACGGCTGGATGAAGATCAAGGCGCAGGAAACTCTCGATCTGCGCGTCATCGGTGCGTTCGAGGGAACGGGCAAGTACGAGGGCCAGCTCGGCGGTTTGATCGTCGATCACAGCGGCGTGGCGGTGCGCGTCGGCGGTGGGTTCTCGGATGAGGAGCGCGTGCGTCTGTGGGAACGGTTCCAGGCGGACGATGAGCGCGGTCTGACGGCGGATCCGCTGACTGAGGCGTTCGCGACGGAGGCGTTCGCGAAGGGTTGCACGGCCCTTGGCCATCTGATCGAGGTCGAGTATCACGAGAAGACGCCGGACGGCTCTCTGCGGCACCCCCGGTTCGTCGACTTCCGCGACGACAAGGACGATCTATGGAAGGAGGCGGCGTAATGCTGGATCTGGGGCCGATCGAGAGCCGACTGCGACGAGCCGAATATGCTCGTCGCAGTCGATCGGCGGCCGCGCGGAACCTGTCATGACGCAAGCATCTCACTCCATGCCGACGCGCCCGCTGATGGGCTGGCGCACATGCCCCAGTTGTGGCGGAGCCGGTCGCGACGGGGTACTCGGCTTCGCGACCTGTGAATACTGCGGTGGGATCGGTAAGGCCACCGCGCCTCTTCATAGATCGCGTCCGCGCGGCCGGAAAGTTCGCTCCTGGACAGAATGGGCCACGCTCTGCACGTCCTGTATCCCCAACATCGGTCTTTTGGTGGCGGAGGTTAAGCGTCTTCGAAACGAAAATGAGACGCTGCGAAAACAAAAGGCGCTCAAATAAGTATTGCGCTCCGCGTCTTTGCTTGCTATAGTCTTTCTTCCCTGATCAAGGTCAGGGCCTCAGTGTTCTCCGTATATGTGCAATGGGCGGCCTTTGGGCCGCCCTTTTTATATGAGATTTTTGTAGGGTTCGATTTCTTTAGCGGTCGCCACGAGCCCGCATTTACGTAAAGCGTCGAGGTATTGATCGGCGTGTTTCGGCGGGTTCTTGAGACGCTCTCGTATCGTTCGAACAGCTTCGAGAAAAAGGCTTTTGCTTAGGTGAAATTGGTCAACCAGGAAGGCGTCGGGGTGACGCGCTTCCAAATCCCATTGTGCCAGAACGTCGGGCGGGAAATCGCGGAGATTGTTCGTGACGATCAGATCGGCACGACCCTTGATGGCCGCAGCCAGAACGTGCCGATCGTTCTCGTCAGGCAGAACCAAGCCCTCGATCAGAGGTTCGAAGCCGGTGACGCGCGCGTCTCGCGCGTGGGACTCCAGCATCTCGCGGGTTCGGTCGAGAACAGCCCGGGTCAGATCCGGCCGTCCTCGCAAAACCGCCGTGATCCATTCCTCATGAACGGTGTCGGACCACCTCGGTCTGAAGAGGTCCGACACCGCAAGTTCCATGAGAAGATCCCGCATGGGCGCGGGAAATAGGACGCACGCATCCAAAAAGGCCGTGAACTGATTCAAAACTCAGTATCCCATGTTGTATTCCTGGGCTTCGGCGGCCAGCGAATCAAGCACGGCGCGTCGGGCGGCGTCGTCCCTTTTCTTATAGTCTATGATGTCCTGGCAACGCAGCCTGCGGTGCCTTCCAACTTTTCGGTGCGGAATCTCTCCCTTGTCGATCAGGTTGTTGAGATAGGGCCTGGATACGTTCAGCAAGTCGGCGGCTTGTTGGGTGGTGAGTTCGGCATCCAGCGGAACGAGGGTAACGGCACGGCCGGCGGCCATGTCGCCCAGGATGTTGACGAGCAGGTCGAACGCCTCGATCGGCAACTGGACGGCGCTCTCTTCGTCGCCTCGGCGTACCGAGAACTCGACCGGCCCCGTCTCGTGAATGATGGATGCAAGAGCTTGCCCCGACGCCCGAGCGAGGTCGATATCCTCGGCCGTCGGCGGGGAAATGTGAGCTAGTGCGTTCATGTGCCTCTCCCTGCACACGGTGACTTTCGCCGGGCAACGATCTTACGCCTCGAAAATTCGGTTTTCAAACGCAATTAACGAAACCAACGCAACGAACGCAGCACGCTTAGAAGTCCACCAGCTTCTCGTGAACCTCGCTGTTTGCCTCAATGTACTTCTGGGTTGTCGCGAGATTCTGATGACGCAGCAGCACCTGCACGTCACGAATGGAACCGCCGGGCGTCTGCATGGCGCGGCGTGCCGCGAGGGTGCCGAAGGTGCGCCGGCCGCTGTGTGACGAGCAGCCCGTCAGCCCCGCCTTCCGGTAGAGCCGATAGAACAGATAGCCGATGGCGTCGGCGCGCATGTGATAGGGCTCGTCGAGCGGCGCCGATCGCGTCGTCTCGCCGGCGCTGGTGCCCCGCCCCGTCGCGGCCGCCTCGGCGCGCTCAGACAGAATGAGCGGCCAGTTCGGCAGACCGGGCGATTTCTGGAGCAGATCGAAGAGAGCTTGACGCAGCTCGGGGTGAATCGGGATCCGGCCGCCGCTGCCCTGCTTGCAAATCCGGTCCTCCAGATTGATGTGCGTGCCGACGTCGCCCGAGGGACCTAGGACATGTCGACGCTTGAGACCGGCGATCTCCATGCGCCGCAGGCCGGCGCGGACGGACAGCAGCACCACGACGCGATCTCGGTGCGGGTAGCGCGAGCCGGCACAGGCGTCGAGCAGCGTCGGGAGATGACGCTTAGGATCCAGAATTTGCGCTTGGCGACCTTGGCGGGCCATTGACACGATCCTCTCGCTTTGGCGCCGCGGTTCGATTGGGCCTCAAACTGAGCGCATAAGGGACATTATGCGCTCAGTCGTGCGAATCCTAGCATTTTGCGCACGTTCTCGACGCTATAGACGCGCAGCAGTGCACGCGCGTATAACGAATTAGCGAAAGCACGAACTCGCGCTTTGACGCGCTGGCCGTCGTCACGTTCGTGCCCTTTCTTGTCGCTATATGGTATAAGCGCCCGTATGTGGGCCAGGAAGCTCTTCCACGATCGCCCGGACTATAGAGCCCGCGCAATCGCCAAGCTCGGGATTTGGAAGATACCGACGCTTCTGACGCACGATCCAGGATTTGGTCGAGAGTCTGCATCGCGACGTCACGGAATTGAGCGCGCTCAGCCTGCTGACACGCTCGGGCGGCCAGATCCGGATACCGAATAGCGCACTCAATGTCCGGCTCACTCTGCACAGCGTCGGTAAGGTCCAAGCCGTACTCGTTCTGTTCGCCGACCTTCTGTCTCGGAGCGACGAAAATGCAGTCTGCGACTCGGAACACCGCACTGGGGCGAAAGTTGCCCACAGACTCGCCTTGGAACTTTCCGACGCATCGATTTATCCACAGGGTGAGTTTGGACCTTACCGACGCCACCTTTGGACCTTACCGACGCGACTCGCGGTTATCCACAGGCGAATCGAGTTATCCACTGGAACTTACCGACACTGTTCCATTATAGGAAAAACCCTAATAGTACCGTCGGAAAGGTCCAACTGGACATCTCGACCTGTGGATGTTTTGCTTTTGAGGGTTTGCTAGGGCGGAGATTGAAAAAATGGGTGAGATACACAACCTCATCCTCTTGCACGGGCGTCATGCCGCGAAGGACATGATCGACCTGGAACAGAGACATTTGGTAGATCCGGCAGCGCGAGTTCTGGCAGACGAACACCGGAGCCTCAATCTGATCTATTCCGGTTTCTCGCAAACCTCGCTTCCCCTGCGCACACCCAAGGAAACCGTGTGGCGACGCTCTGGGGCCAACGTAACTCTACTGATCGAGTCCGGCATGGAAGAGGACGGCGAGACCCCGGTGGGTCTGCCGGCCGGCGCCAAAGCGCGCATGATACTGATCTATCTCCAGACCCGCGCCAAGCAAACCAACAGCCGCCGCGTCGAATTGGGCCGGTCCATGGCTGAGTGGCTTCAGAACATGGGCATCGCCGCCGGTGGCAAGACCTACGCCGAGGTTCGGCGTCAGGCTCGCCGCATCAGCGCCTGCAAGCTCACCTTCTTCCTGACGACGGAATCCGGCGGCGTTCAAACCCAGCTTCGGCACAATGGCGGGTTTGTCGATGATGAAATCCTCATGACCAGCTCCAATCCGCGTCAGCTCGTGCTGTGGAATGAAGAGGTGGTTCTCAACGAGATGTTCTATCGCAGTCTTTTGCAGCATCCTGTGCCGCTGCTTGAGGCCGCCGTGCGGGTCTTGGCTAGCAAACCAATGGCCCTAGACATCTACTGTTGGCTCGCATGGCGGCTGCATATTCTTGACGAGCCACTGAGTCTATCCTGGTCTGCGCTGTACGGTCAGTTTGGTGGCGGCATGAGCCTGCTGCGTCAATTTCGCCCCGAGTTTCAAAGGAACTTGGAACACGCCCTGGCAGCTTATCCCGAGGCCAACGTCACGGTTCAGCCGGGCGGCATCGTGCTGGCGCCGAGCAGATCGCCGATTGATACGAAATCCTATAAGGCGGCCAAAATTTTATAACTTCCCGCTGTTCAAGTGCGACGCGGGCGGTATATCTTTGATAGATCAAGTTTGACTCAACGCTTGCTCTGGATAAAAACCCAATGTACGTTGATCAAACAATCATACGTGATTAAACAGAAAGGAGAGAGGTCATATGCCCGGTTTAGAAGCTCATCCGGCGGGTGATCCGTCGAAGACTCGTATTGCGCATTTTTTGGATGAGCGACTGACGAATCTCCAGGGTGTCAAGACGCAGCGGCAGATCGCGAAGGAGCTGGGCTATGACCGCGCGAACATCGTCAGTATGTTCAAGCGCGGGGACGCTAAAATTCCCCTCGATCGACTGCCGGCACTGGCGCGAGCCATTGATGTCGATCTCGCGCATCTTTTGCGACTTGGTCTTGAGCAGTATTGGCCCGCCGATGATCGGGCGTGGTACGAACTGAACAGCATCATGAAACGTGTCGTATCCGAAAACGAAATGGCCATCATTGAGTACATCCGCACCGTTTCCAATGAAGGAAACCCGGCGCTGGATGACGATGTGCGCCAAGGTCTCAAGGAGGTCTTTTCGTCCAAGTGACTACCCATTCCTGTCAAACAGAGCCGAGGGTATTTTCGACCCTCGGCTCTCCGTCGTGAGTGAGGACTAAATGGAGACTAATACGGTGACAGAAACTCGCCGGATCGAGGAAACGCCTTCGGATAAGGCGTTCGCACTGGAAGGAAACCTGACGAATAAGCAGGTGGCAGTGAGTAATTGGACGCGGTTGGTGTGGGGGCTCGACCCCGACGGTGAAGAGGTCCAGATTTTGTACGGGCCGTTCGAACCTGCCGTTGTTGTAAGGTAAATCAAATTTGATTAACAAGAGACAGTCGGAACGCTCGCATTTCCATCTGTCTCTTGTTTTACTTGATAAATCAAATCTGATTAGAGGCTGCAATGAATCAAGACATTATTACACTGCGCGACGCCTGCACACAGGTCACACAGTTGCTCGCGGGCAGGGGAATTATCGTCACACAGCGCGGTCTCTCGGCGTATGTCGAGACGGATGCACGCACGCTTAAACCGAAGCGCGTCAACATCCCGTTCATCCCGGACAACGCCACCGAAGCGTTGATCCTGGGTATTCAGGGCTTCATTGACCACGAGGTTGCGCACATTCTTTTCACGGACTGGTCGGTCGTGAAAGAAGCGGGCGAAATTAACAAGCGGGTCGGCGTCCTGCACAACGTCGTCGAGGACACGTTCATCGAGCGTATGATCTGGCGAAAGTTTCCAGGAAGCGCCTACAACCTCGAAAAGCTTCACGGTTTCTTCATCGAGCATTTGACAAAGCCGGCGCTTGAAAAGGCGTGCAGCCACCCGAAGAAGGTTCTGTCCGTGTTGCTGGTGCCGGCGATGCGCGCCTGGGCCGGTCAGCGCGCCTTCCAGGCGTTTCTCGATGAAGAGGATCGCTGGTCGCTGATCACCGATCCGGTCGACCGGATCGGTGATCTAAAACTTGATGTGCCGAAGATCCGAGCCTCGCGAGAGGCGCTCGATCTAGCCATCAAGATCGACGAGGCGCTGAACACGCCTCTCGAAGCGCAGCCGGAGTTTAGCATGGAGGGCGAAGGCGAAGGCGAAGGCGAAGGTGAAGGCGAGACTGGAAAAAAGCGCAAGGAGCCGGACAAGAAGGCAGACGACGAGAAGGAGCCGAAGACCGAATCTACCGATAGGCCGATGTCCGAGCCGGATAGCGAAGGCGAGCCCAAGCCCAAGTTCGAGTCGGATGAGGGCGCCGACGAAACTGACACCGGTGGCGATGCGGATGAGGGCGCGGACGAAACTGACACCGGTGGCGATGCGGATGAGGGCGCGGACGAAACTGACACCGGTGGCGATGCGGATGAGGGCGCGGACGACGGCAGGAAGGGCAAGACGCCGACGACCTGGGCCGACGACCTCGACGCTGAGAGTCTGAAGGGTATGGACTTCGACGAGGGCGCGTCAAAGATCATCGGCGACGCCGCTGCCGACGCCGCCGCCGCCGCCGAATACCTGATCTACACGCGCGATTGGGACCGGACCGAGACGTTCAGTTTTTCGGAGCATGCGTTCAAGGACGTATGGATGACGCGGCTGGATGACGAGACGCGCTCGATGGTCGGCGTCATGCAGAAGGACATCGAGCGGCTGATGGCCGCGCGCAGCCAGATCACGCATGTGCCGGGCTACCGTAGCGGTCGCCTTCACAGTGCCAGTCTACATCGGCTCGCGACGAGGGACACGCGCGTCTTCCGGCGCCGGCAGGAGAATCGGTCGATGGATACCGCGGTGTCGCTGCTGGTCGACTGTTCCGGGTCGATGCGTGGCCCCAAGATGAAGATGGCGATGGACGCGGCCTATGCTCTGTCGCAAACGCTGGAACGCGTGAACGTCCGGCACGAATGCTTGGGTTTCACGACAGACGGGTTTGGTATAGCACGACACCGGGGCCTGTCCGGGACGCTGCTTGAAGCGGAAGAGAAAAAAGCAGGGCGCCATTTTTCGCGCATTGAGCCTCTGTATATGCCGATCTTCAAAGGGTTCGAGGATCGTCTGACGGCCGAGGTTCGACGCCGTTTCGCGGCGGCGCCGCATGTCTGCGGTCTCGCCAACAACGTCGACGGCGAATGCGTGGAGATCGCCGGTCAGCGGCTGCTCAAGCAGCGGGCCAGTCGCCGCGTTCTGATCGTGCTGTCGGATGGCGCACCGTGCGCCCAGGGCAGTTCTTCTGATCAGATTCGCCATCTACGGAACACGATCAAAAACCTAAGCGTGGCCGGCGTCGAGACGGTGGGTATCGGCATCATGTCCGATGCCGTCGAACACTTCTATCCGAAGCGCGTCGTGTTGGACACGCTGAGTGCGCTGCCCAGCCAGGTGATGAAGGAGCTGCGCGCGATACTCCTGCAAGGGTAAATCAAAATTGACTTGATGACCCGTCGTGTGTCGCGTAAAACATACATAGTCGCTCGCACACGCGACAGGGTGTAACGCACGGAGAATACAGGGAAATGTCGGGCAAAATTTTGTGTCAGGTCTGCGGCGCCAAGGTACATATCATCAAGAAGCATCTCGCGGATTGCCACCCGGAGTGGGACGTCGCGCGGTACATGCGGGAGTACCCGGATGCACCACTGTTCAGTTCGCAGGCTGAAGAGTTGGTCCGTCGCCGTCGCGCCGAAATGAAGACCTCGGCGGCTGAGGCGATCGACGACACGGTGGTTGCCATGCCAACGCGCAGTCGCGACACCAAGCAGAAGATGCACGAGCTGTTCGGCTTCGGTGAAGTGCCGGGCGCACTCAACGCGCGCGGCGGGTCGATCATGGTCACGCTCAAGGGGTCGAGCAGCTACGATGACATGATCCCGGCGCTCGATCCGAACTACGTGTTCGAGCTGGACCTGACCAAGACGGTTCTCATGGCGCTGGAGCTGAACATGGCCACCTATTTGTGGGGCTATCACGGCACCGGCAAAACCTCGTCGCTGCGCAACATCTGCGCCGTCACGCGGCGGCCCTGGGTACGCGTCCAGCACACTATCAACACCGAAGAGGCGCACATTGTCGGGCAGATGCTCGCGCGCGATGGCTCGACCTACTTCGAGCCGGGTCCGCTGACCCTGGCAATGAAGTACGGTTGGGTCTACTGCGCCGACGAGTACGATTTCGCCATGCCCGCCGTGCTGTCGGTCTATCAGCCGGTGCTTGAAGGCGAACCGCTCTACATCAAGGAGGCGCCGGCCGAATGGCGGCACATCGAGCCGCATCCGGACTTCCGTTTCGTCGCGACCGGCAACACGAACGGCTGCGGTGACGAGACCGGCCTCTACCAGGGCACGCAACTCGGCAACGCCGCCAACTACAGCCGCTTCGGCGTGACCGAAGAGGTTGTCTACATGACGGCGGATATCGAGGCGGCCATCGTGACGAGCCAGGCGTCGATCAACATCAAGGATGCCAATAAGATCGTGGACTTCGCCAATCAGGTGCGCGAGGCGTTCAAGGGCGGTCGCGTCAGCTCCACGATCAGTCCGCGTGAGTTGATCAACGCCGGTCGGATCGGCCTAGCGCGCGGCTCTAACTGGCGCGCCGGTCTCAAGCTGGCGTTCATGAACCGGCTGTCGCGCGTCGACAAGGAAACGATCGACCAGTTCGCGCAGCGTGTGTTCGGCTGATGAAGGCTAAGATCACCGAGGATCCGCTGGACCCAAAGGCTGTCGAACATCTTGTGAACACGCTCGCCTGGCGCGTCTCGCGGCGGATGACCGCTGCGGGCGCGCGCCTCGTCGAGAGCGCCGACATTCGTCAGGAGATTTGGATCGCCTGGACGAGGGCGCGCGACAGCTACGATCCGACCTCTAAGGTTCCGTTCGGTGCCTACTTTTGGCGCGGTGCCATGCGCCACATGAATCAGTGGTGCCGACAGATGGAACAGACGGACGTCAAAATTTTTGGTTTGAGCCTGGACGATCAGCTCACGGACGACGCCTCGTTGCACGAGGTCGTGGAAGACACGAGCGTCGTGTCGGCCGAGGAAAATGTCCGTCTGAGCGAGCGCCGATCGCGCGTGTTGGCGAAACTCTCACCTTTGGCGCGACGCTTTTTGGAGCTGCTGGAGAGCCCGCCGCCCGAGCTGTACGCCGAGATCCAGGCGCTGCAAGACCGCATGGCGTGGGCGCGCGAGCGGAAGGTTCGCGGCGGCCGCGGCAGCACCACCACGCGTGTCACCACGGCCTTTGTTGCAGACGTGATGGGCCTGGATCGCATGACCCGGCGCACCGTCTACAGGGAACTTGAGTCTTGGAAAAGTAGGTAAATCAGAAATGATGGTAGACAGCTCCCTTAGACCAGGCTGTTACGGCAGCGTCGTGGCGTTCGATGCGCGTGCGCCCGAATGCGCCTCGTGTCCGTTCGCTGAGGCATGTGGGCCGCTGTCGGCCAAGCATCGCAAGGTGCTGTACGAGCGCCTGGGTATTGCTGATCTGCCGGGTGTCGGGGCCAAGCGGCCGAAGCGGAAGGTGGAAGAGCCGAGCGGATCGCGCGCGCTGATGCCGGCCCTGCCCCGCAAGGTTCAGGCGATCGTTGATCGGATCGCCGAGAAGGGTGTCGACGTCGGCGGCGAGTTGCGCGCTGGTCGGAACCCCTTCAGCCGCAACTCCTTGAAGATCGCGGCGCATCTGCTGATGCGCCTGGACGGCGGCTTTGATCGCGACACGCTGCGCACCTGCCTTCAGACCAAGCTCGACTGGTCGGAGAAGACGGCGCGTGCCCATGTCACACAGACCTTTCACCTGATGCCGGCGCTTGGCGTGGCCGAGGTACGCAATGGTCGGCTGGTGAGGACGTTTGATAAATGAGCGCAACAGTCCATTCGATGCTCGCCACGCGGTCGCACTTCTCGCTGGGCGAAAGCACTCTCACGACTGAGGCGGTGCTCGACGAGGCGAAGCGCGTCGGTGCCACGGCCATTGGCTTGATCGACACTATGTCGATCTCGGGCATGATCGACGTGTCCAATCGCTGCACCAAAGAGAGCATCACGCCGATCATCGGCTGTCGGCTGCGCCTGGTCGACGACATCACCTGGCGCCGGGTGCGCGGCGAGAACAAGACGAAGGCGCCGCCGGAATATTGGATCACATGGCATGTGCTGTCGGCGGCAGGTCTGACGGCGCTGTATCGGCTGCTGACCAAGGCCAACGACGCGGAGCATTTCTACGAGACCGCCAAGCTGCTCGTCTCTGACGTGATCGGCGCGCTTTCAAGCGTGACAATGGATGACGTCGCAATCGTCACAAGCGACGTCTACAGCGTCGTGGGTCATGAGAACGCTGCTGAGATACTGCGCGACATGATCGACGCGCTGAGCGTCGAAAACGTCTACCTGCAACTCACGCCGATCGACCTGCCGTACTACGACGCCATGAACATGCGCGCGCTTGCGCTGGCGAAGGAGCTGGGCGCACCGACGCTGGTCGCGCGGCCCGTGCTGTATCCGAAAGACGGCGCCGATGTCCAGGAGGTCCATCAAGGCATTCTCCGGCGCACACAGATCACGGACGTCTGGCACTGGTCCAACGTCGAGCGCGGGCTGTACGCGCTGACGGACATTGAGCTGGGCCGTGAAACGGCCCGCACCATCAAGCGACTGCGCGAGCGATATGAGGGGGAGGTGCCCGTAAGCACTTGGACGGAGGGGCTGCGCAACACGGCGCATCTGGTCGAGCGGGTCACGTATCGCTGGGCGAAGTCGCCTGTCAGCTTGCCCAAACTAGTCGAGGATGAACCGAAGGCCGTTCTGGCCGCCTGCAAGGCCGGCTGGAGCGAGAGGTTTGGTCGGCCGGTGTTTGGACACCGGCCGGACGCGGAGGCGCTGGAGCGGCTCTATAAGCCCCGTCTGGCCTATGAGTTTCGAGTCCTGCGCGATCTCGGATTCTGCGGCTACTTCCTGCTCGTGCAGGATCTGGTGCGCTGGGCCAAGGACAGCGGGATCCGCGTGGGGCCTGGACGCGGATCGGTCGGCGGCTCCTTGATCGCCTATCTGATGGGCATCACCGACTGCGACCCGATCCGCTTCGACTTGCTGTTCGAACGGTTCATCAACCCGGAACGTAGCGATCTGCCCGACGCCGACCTCGACTTTATGTCGGCGCGACGGCACGAGGTCATCCAGTATCTCGCCGACAAGTACGGCACCGATCGCGTCGCCGGCATCAGCAACTACGGCCAGCTCAAGGGAGCCTCGGCGCTTCGCGACGTGGGGCGCATCTGCGGGCTGAGCGAGCGGGACTATGCCTGCTCGAAGCTGGTGCCGAAGGAGCATGGTCAACCGATCGGTCTCACGGAGGCCGCAGACCAGGTTGGCGAGATCGCGGCGTTTCGTGACGCGAATGCCGACGTCTGGACGGTCGCCACGTCGCTCGAAGGCGTGATGCGCAATCTCGGTCGCCATGCCGCGGGCGTCGTGGTTGCCGGCTGCGATCTGACGGAGCGCGCGGTCGTGGAGAGACGATCGGGCGAGGCGACGGTCAATTGGGACAAGCGCATCGTTGAGGATCAGGGCCTGGTCAAGATGGACATCTTGGGTCTCGAAACCCTCGATGTCGTCGCACGGGCGCTCGACTATATTCGTGAGCGTCACGGCAAGCGCATCAATCTGATGGCCATCCCGCTCGATGACGAGGCGGTGCTTCAGGCGTTCGCCGAAGGTCGTACGGTCGGCGTGTTTCAGTTCGAAAGCGGCGGTATGCGCCGTCTGCTCAAGAGCCTGGGCGCGGAAGGCATCACCTTCGAGGATTGCGTGGCCGCGACCGCCCTGTACCGACCCGGTCCGATGGATTCGGGCATGATGGACAGCTACGTGAACCGCAAGGCGGGCACGGAGGATGTCCTGTACGAGCATCCGAAGATGGCCGACGCCCTGAACAAGACCTACGGCGTGATGGTCTATCAGGAGCAGGTCATGCAGATCAGCCGGGACCTGGCTGGCTTCTCGATGGCCGAAGCCGACAAGCTCCGCAAGGCAATGGGTAAAAAAGACCCCAAGCTGATGGCGGAGTATCGCGACAAATTCGTCGAGGGCTGCGATGCGCAAGGCACCTTCGATGAGACGCACGCCGGAGCCCTGTTCGACAAGATCGCGGCGTTCGCCGGCTACGGTTTCAACCGCAGCCACTCGGTCGAGTACACGCTGATCTCCTATCAGTCGATGTGGCTGAAGGTGAACTATCCCATTGAGTTTATCGCAGCCTGTTTGTCGTTGATGAAGGAGGACAAGCTGCCGGCACTGCTGGGCGAGGCGGAGCGGCTGGGCATTGAGGTGCTGCCGCCGAACATCAACCAGTCGTCCGGCAAATTCGAGATCCTGACCGACACGACGCTGCTAATCCCGTTCAATCGGATCAAGGGCATCTCGGACAATACGACGAACGCCATTCTGGAGGCGCGCGCCGCAGGTCCGTTCACCTCGGTCGAGGATCTGATCGAGCGTGTCGAGCGGCGCAAGTGCAACATCAAGCACCGCACGTTACTGGAGGATGTGGGTGCGTTCGCCGACATCGTGCCGGGCAGCCTAGCGGCGCGCCATCCTGACCGCATTGCACGGCAGAAAGAGCTGATGCCGGGGCTGGTCAACGCCATCGTGCCGATCCGGCGCGAGATGACGGTCGACACCGACGGCCGCCGTCAACTCGGTCGTCTCGTCAAGATGTATCAGGACGAGGGGTTGGGCCTGGTCAAGCCGTACCTCGGGCGTGACGCGCGGTTCATGGTCATCACCGACGCGCCGACGAGCGGCGAGGAGCGCGTCGGATCCTTCGCGCACTCGGAAAGTTTCACGTCGATAGCAACGGCACTCGCGGAGGCGGGCTTGGCGCGCAACGACGCCTATTGGACGGGGCTTCTCAAGCGCCCGAAGACGGGGTCGACCATTCCACATGAGAACATCGAGACGTTCTGGCCGATCCTGGCTCAAGAGATCGCGATCCTAAAGCCGCCGGTGATCTTGCTGTTGGGCAACGCCGTCGTTCGACGCTTCGTGCCCGACATCAAGGGCGCGGTTGTCGATCACGCGGGCAAGGTCGTCTACGACAAGAAAACCGACACCAATATCATCGTCGGTTTCAACCCCGGTCAAATCTGGTTCGATCCGTCCAAACAGGAGGTTTTGGACACCCTGTTCGCGCAGGTTTCAGAAATTCTGTGAAGGTAAATCAGATTTGACTGTAATCCCATCGCAAATGCGCTATATTGAAACTGTCAAACACACACGAGGAGATACATCGTGTCGGATGAGAAAAAAGGTGCGGCTGTAAAGTCTTACGTTGATCCCGAGCAGATCAACAAGGACGTTCAGATCAATGGCACTGATCTGAATAATGCGTTTTTGGAACAGAGCAGCTTGCTGGTGCACTACGGCGTGCAGGCCGGGCGCGCCGCGCATCAGGTCGACCGCGTCAAGCAGCTCCAGAAGCTCGCCGAAGCGCAGATCGACAAGGAGGTCCGTGAGCAGGCGTCCGACGAGGGGCGCAAGATTACCGAAAGCGCCATCACGGCGCAGATCACCGCGCATCCGAAGATGGTCCAGCTCGCCAAGATGCTGAGCGAGGCGCGGCTTCAAGAAAGCCTCGCCGACGTCGCCGTTGAGAGCCTGCGGCACCGGCGCGACATGCTCGTTCAGCTCGGAGCCCAGGCTCGCACCGAGATGCAGGGTGAAATCCGGGTCGCAATGGGCGAGGCCCGTGCAGCCGAGGAGAAGGCGGTGCGCGACCGGCTGCCTGGAAAACTGCGCGGGGCCGCCGGCACGTCGGGCCAGGAAGCGGCGTGATGCGTTCGATCTGGTGGAGCATTCGCTGGTCGCACGTCTGGCTGGCGCGTCACCTTGGGTCTTGAGCGGCGAGCCGGTGGCGTACATCGGCTTCAAAACGGTCATGGGCGAAGACGGCGTGGTGACGATCTTCACTCTTGGCCCGCTCGCCGCGCTCCGTGTCGTTCGAACCAAGACCAAGTAGGAGAAATTAGCGCAATCGCGAATTAGCGAAAAAACGCAAACGCGAATGCGCTATAATAGTGTCGTCTGATACGTCAGGCAGATCGACAGATGGGCACAGTCCCGAGCAGTCAAGGAAAACAGATACATGGCTATGAGTCCCGCACTTCTTGAGCGCATGAAGGCTGCCAAGCAGAAACATCAGCGCGGCGGCTACACGCCGACCAAGAAGATCAAGGAAGGCAAGACGAAGGTTCGCATCCTTCCGAACCCCAATCCCGAAAAGCCCTTCTGGCACGACCTTGGCCTCCATTGGGTCAAGGCCGAGAAGGACGGCAAGCCCCTCGCCGTCACCGGCTGTCACGACCACACCTACGAGACGCCGTGTCCGGTCTGCGTCGCGCTCGATCGGGCTCTGACCGCGACGTCCGACGACGATCAGGTTGCGGTCCTGAAGGAGTGCAAGGCGCGCAAGGAGGTCCTGGTCAACGCGCTCATTCGTGACGGCGCCGACGCCTCCGACGATCCGGTCGTTCTCAGTCTGACTTCCACCACCTTCTCTGCCATCGCTTCCATGATGGAGGAGTACGCGGACGAAGACGGCTTCGACAGCACCGATCTGGAGAACGGCATCGACCTGGTGATTGAACGCACCGGCAAGGGCCTCGACACCAAGTACACCGTCATGGCCTCGCGCAAGTCAACGCCGGTGCCGAAGGGCGTCATGGATAAGGTGGTCGACCTGGGCGAGCTGGTGAAGAACGAGTTCTTCAACAAGGAGACCAAGGCGCTCAATGCGATCCAGGAGATGTCTGGCGTGCCGGTCGTGGGCTATGCCAGCAAGACCATGCTGACCGGCCCGGGCAAGATCGTCGACGCCGAGGGCGACATCGAGGTCGACGAACCGGCACCGGCACCGGCTCCGAAGGGCGCGGGTACGCCGAAGGCCACGCCGAAGGCCACTCCGAAGGCCACTCCGCCCGAAGATACCGATGACGCGCCGTTCGACATGGACGACGACATGGCAGACATTCTCGCCGCTCTCGACGACTAACCTTCGACGCAAAGAGGACGGTGTTGCTCAGCGATGCCGTCCTCTTTGTCTCCGCAGTATGGAGGGTATCATGTCGGACGGGTATGTCCTGATCGACGGCAATTCGATCGGGTTCGCGGCACAAACGTCGCACAAGCTGTCGGCCGGCGGCAGCGATACGACGGCGATCTTCGGCGTCATCCGATCGGTGCGGCAGTTCGCCGCACAGTACGGCGCCACGCGGCGCCTGATCGTCCTGTGGGACGGCAAGGGTTGGCGCCACACGGTCTATCCTGAGTACAAGGCGCATCGCAGCAAGCCGGCCGTGACCGCGCACGAGAAGGCGCAGCGCGCCGCTCGCGACAGCTACAAGGCGCAGAAGAAGGACATCATGCGCGGTCTTAGCCTGATGGGCGTGGACCAGGTGATTGCGGCGAACATGGAGGCGGACGATCTGGCTGCCATCCTGACCGACCGCTATCGCAAACAGGGCAAGCGCATTCTGCTGATCTCCGGCGACAAGGATTGGCTCCAACTCGTCGGCAACAAGGTCGCGTGGTTCGACCCCATTCGCGGCAAGATAATCACGGCCGGTACGTTCAACGAACACACCGGCCTCGTCAACACGCGCCAGTTCGTCGAAGAAAAATGCCTCATTGGTGAGCCGGGCGATCTCGGTCCCGGTTCCGGCGTCGGCGGCATCGGCGCCAAGAAGGCGCGCGATCTGCTGGAGCGGTTCGGATCTGTTGGTGGCTTTCTCAACGCCTGGATGGACGGCTCGCTCAAGGACGAGAAGTTGCCGAAGGCGTTCCGCGACTTCGCCGATGAGACGCTGCCGGGCCAGAGCATCTTCGAGCGCAACAAAACCTTGGTTGACCTGCGCACATCGGCGCGGCCGAGCATCGTTGGACTGCGCGTCATCAAGGGCGCGCCGGATCGCGATGCGTTCACGGAGTTCTGCGGCGCCTTTGCTTTCCAATCCATTCTAAAGGATCTCGACGGCTTTTTGGAGCCGTTCGAAAACGCGCAGAAGGAGGCGGCATGACTAAGCAAATCGACCCAACAGGTCGGCTGGAAGAGTTGGTCAACACGCTCGCCTCCAGCCTCGACCGCCTGGCCGAGCACAGCGAGCGTCACGCTGCGACGTTGGGCGAGGACAGCGTGCGGCGCGCGGTGTTCTTCCTGCGCGAGCGCATGGGCGACGTGGAGACCCGGATGTTTGTCGCCGGCACGTCGCGCGTCAAGGATGTCTTCCGCGCGAACGACGCCTCGCTGGATTGTCTGGCTGAACCAAAGCCCATGGCGGAATCACAGGCATCTGCGGTCCCGGTTCAGCGTGCTTCGATGTTGTCGAAAGGCGGTCGACTGGTAGGAACCGCGCGGCCGGTCGACAACGACGGCGTGAGCTTCATCGAAGAGGATTGAATGGGCATGAGCATGACAGATTTGGCCAAGGAGATGGAGACGTTCATCGGCGGCAACGACGCGCCGGCCGAGGTTCGCTCCTTCATCGACACGGGATTCCCGCCGCTGAACCGGGTTTTGTCCGGACGCTACGACGGCGGCTTCCCGCGTGGACGCATCATCGAGATGTTTGGACCGCCCTCGTCCGGCAAGACAGCCATCGCGACGATGGCGTCGATCAGTGCGCAGCGGTTCGGCGGCATCGCTGGTTTCTCCGATCACGAACGTTCGTTTGCGGATCGACTGGCGCGCGCCTTGGGGCTCAACACGACGCCTGGCTCCTGGATCTACAAGAAGCCGCGCACGTTCGAGGACAGTATCAGTCTGTGCATCGCCGTCGCGGAGCGCGTGCGCGAGAAAAGGCTGATCGACCCGGACGCGCCGATCTTCTGGACCTTCGACAGTTTGGCCACGATGGTTCCGAAGTCGAAGATGGAGAAGTCCGTTAGCGGCTACGGGATGCACGACAACACGGCGCTCGCGCGGGCGACGTCGGCGGTGTTTCCGGCCTTCGATCAGTTCTGCGACGAACTGGGCATCACCGCGCTGTTCCTCAATCAGATGCGAACCAAGCCTGGCGTCGTCTACGGCGATCCGACCACGACGCCAGGCGGTGACGCGCCGAAGTTTCATGCCTCGATTCGTATCCAGCTTGGCGCGCGCAAGATCAAGTCCAAAGGCGGCGACGACGTGTTGGGCCAGGAGATCGGCGCCAAGGCTGTGAAGAACAAGATCACGCGCCCGTTTCAGACCGCCGCCTGGCGTTTCATGTTCCAGTCGGACGGCTCCGGCAAGTTCGACACGGTGGGTTCGCTGCTCGACTTCATGGCCAGCAACAAGCTGATCGAAGCGTCCGGCTCGCGCATCCAGTGGGACGGGAAAAACCTGTATCGCTCACAGGTTGTTGAGTTGATCGAGCGTGAGGGCCGCTACGACGAGTTGGTCGCCATGTTGCCGGAGGTGGACGATCCGGTCGTGGAAGTTCCTGAAGGTAAAGAGGGCGGCTGGGAAGAGCCCGCCGCGTAACGGAGATGACGATGCCTAAGAAAATCACCAAATCGCAGTTCGATAGCGCCCTCGTTGGGCGCGTGAACCGCATCGGCGGACTGCTCCAGGAGCAGCTTGCCACGATCACGGCCAACCCGGAGTACCTGACGTCCGACGTGGCCGAGCAGATGACCCAGTTTCTGAACGAAGCCGTCACCGCATTCGATACTTCCGTGGCGGCCATCATGGACGCGCCGAAGGTCACGGCGATCGGCAGCTTCAGTCTGAGTACGGTGCGCGGCGACGGCATCAAGCGCGTTCGCGGCGAGAACGCGCGTGCGCTGGCGCAGGAGCTGATCGAGCGTAAGGCCGCCGGCGAGGTCATCTCGGACGAAGACATGATGCGGCTGCCGGCCAATTGGCAGAAGGCCGTGCAGGACGGCACGATTGAGACGGCGCGCTCGGCCGCAGCCGAAGCCGTGTTTGAAGACATCACGTTGGTAACGCCCGAGCTTGGGGCGGAGCCGGAACCTGAGCCGGAGCCCGAGCCGGAACCCGAGCCGGAGGCGGAAGTGAAGGTTGAGCCGCCCAAGCCGAAGAAGAAATCCTCGATCGTCTATGCCGAAGATGAAGAGGATGAGACGCCCGCGAAGATCGACGATGTTCCGGATGATCTGGACATCAACGAATTGCTGGACGCCCTCGACTGATGGAGATTTGGCGGGAATATAGTTCCCGCCCGTGTTCCCGCCTTTTTTCTGTCAGTATAGATCAATCAAATCTGATTGAGAGGCAGACATGATCTTGCAGACCGGGCTCTTGGGCACCTTGAATATTCGACTGCGCGAAGCGCCGTTCGGGTTGTTCGAAACCCTTCGGACGCAGGACGCACGGGTCGCGGCCTTCAACATCGAGCGCATCATGGAGGGGTTCCGGCGCGAGCGACACTTTCGGGTCGAGCCTGTCGATGTCGTCCTGTTCAAGGACTTCACGTTCAAGGTGTCCGGCTTTGTCACGCACATGAATGGTGGCTATCAGACGCGGTGGGTCATCGACGTTGTGTCGGAGATCAACCCCACGCTCAACGTGGTCATGTCGAAGTTGAAGCAGAGCTTGGATGCGCTTGATCCCGGAATCGTGGTGTTCATTGACGACAATCTCGACGGTCTGTGCGCCGAGGCAGTGAACGCTTATCGCCGCCAGGCGCTTGCGGAGATCGAGGCACTGCGTGGGACGCTTCATGGCATCGAGCGCGTTCTGAACGCGCCGGTGCCGGTTATGAGCGAATCTAACATGGGAGATGCGGCATGACGGACGCAATGGATGCTGCCGACGTGATGGATCTGGCGGGCAAGAACATGGTGACGCTGGCGCTGACAAGCGCGCAGCGCGACGCGCTGCTGGGCAGCTTGAACCTGCTGCACAAGGCCCTCAAGGACGGCACCTTGAATTGTGAGATCGAGACCGTCGTGACCAACTATGGCGAGAACGCCCTGCCGACGCCCGATGAGATCGACGGGTTGGCCGAGGCTATCAATGGCGGCTCGGCCGACGTGACCCTCAAGGTCACAACCGCCATTCGCGCGGTCAACGAGGTGACGATCGCCATGCTGTGTATGGCCGATGATGCCGATGATGTGATTCAAACGTCGTAAATCGCTAATGCGCTAAAAAGCGATTTCGTGTAACGTGGGTATAGACCGTTTGAGAGGATGGCTATGCCCACGTTTGAAACAAATCTGCGCCGCGTTCGTTTGACGGAAACGGGTCGGTGGACCCTGATGACGCCCAAGGATCGTGAGCGCGCCCTGCACCTGTGCGACTTTTGCGCCATCAATTCCATGTGCATCACGCACGCGCGCCTTGCGGAGATCACGGGCGAGCTAGAGACGAAGGCGGTAATCGCGGAATGTCCGGGCTACCGCCCTCACCTCGCCTTCCGGGACGCGGTAGGTCTGGATGCGCGGTTCAACACCGTGCGACTGGGCAAGGCATGGATGAATCGGCTTCAGATCGGTCGCACCGTCACGCTGTGGAACAGCGTGCGCGACGTCTTCATTGGCGAAGCTATCGTGATTGGTCTGCGCACCATGCACTGGTCGAAGCTGACCGACGAGATCGCCCAGCAGAACCACACGCAGCTCGATACGCCGGTCGTCGGCGCCCAGGATCGTCTGTTCGAGGTTTTGCGACGCGGCTACGGTCCGCAGATGATGACGGTCGACCGTCAGGTGACGATCATCGACCTGGAGAGAACCTATGAGACGGAAGACGCCGCCGACTGGCGTGACGGTTGAACCAATGAAGACAGGGCGCCGCGTTGTCGGCGCCCTTTGGCGTTGGCCCAAGGGCACGCTGGTCTTCGTCATGGAATCTCGGCTGCGCGATGTGCGCCGTCAGGGTGAACGGAGCATCGCGGCCGCCTTGAGCAAGGGCGTGGCGTGCTGGAGTATCCATGAGGAGATTCTGATGGCGCTGCGGGCCAAGGGCGTTCACCTGGTGGTCGTGCGGGTCAAGGAGACCGGCGAAAAGTTCCTGGTTCACCTGAGCGCCTTTTGGGATCGCGCGGTCATGATCCGCGCCGGCAGCTACCGAATGGTTCCTATTCAGAATTTTGCACGCCGTCCGCGCGCTACAAAAATAAATCAGGTTTGATTGTTTTCTTGTGCAACCCCGCTGTGTGTCTGCTATATAAAGTGCATAAGTCAATTCTGACGTATCGCGCAACGGAGAGATGATTATGGATGGTGGCGTGATTGTGGCCGAAACGACCGAAGCTGAAGGTGAAACGATCGGCGAGTCGACCGGTGTCGTGGTTCTGGAGAGTACTGATCTTTTTAAAAAGATCGACGATCGCGGCGTCGTGTATTTCGATCTTGCGGGTCGGTATATGAATGGTGTGGTTCGCCGGGCCTTGAATGAAACCATGTCCAGTCGGCGGATCAATGAGTACGAGTTGCGGTTTCCGATCGACCTGCTGGCGAAACACGTCAAGACGATCGAGAACGAGATCGCCGATGTTGAGTTTACCAACCCTGAATACCGTAAGCACGCCGCTTCGTTTGTCGGCGCACTCAAGGTGTTCGAAAAGGAGTTGAAGGAGCGTCAGAACCAGCGGTTCGAGCGCGGTGAAATCGAAAATGACGATATGCACGCCTTCTTCGAGAAAGGCTGCGAGGTCTGGTACGTTCAGAAGGGCAAGCGCGTCGGCGGAATTGTCGAGGACGTCGAGTTCACCGAGGGGTGGCTCTTGCGATATTGGACGCTCAAGCTCCGTGTTCTCGCCGCGATCAACGGCAAGATCGAAGAGGCGACGACTGACTTCGTGGTGCCGGCGTTTGATCGGATGCTGATTAGCGATCTGAGGCTCCACAAGATCGACCCCGAGACCAAGGCGATGTTGCAGACTCGTGGCGAGAAATTCGCAACGTTCTGCGAGGGCGCCGTGTACGCCGCCTACACGGGCAATCTGGTTCGGTCGTCGTACTTTGCTGATCGTTCGTATCGGGCGACCGGACGGGTCATGATCGACGTGCGATCCTTCAGGCAGATGGAACCGGACGGATGGCGTAACGAGCTTCGGGCTTTGGACGTTGAGACGATCGAATCGGACTCGAACACTGACGCCGTGGGAATCGACACCAGCGAATACTGGCGGTGCTTGCCCACTCTTCATGGCTTCTCGTTCGCCTGTAAGCAGTGGGGCCGCCTGGACATCGACGATCTGCGGGAGATCAAATTCCGCGAAGACGCCTACGACAAGCTCGTTCTGGACGAACAGGACAAGAAGCTGATCGAGGTCTTGGTGCGGAACGGTCAGACCGGCTTCGAGGACGTCATCGAGAGCAAGGGTGGTGGCACCATCTTCCTGCTGCACGGCGAACCGGGCCGAGGGAAGACGTTGACGGCCGAGGCGGTGTCGGAGCTGTTGCGCCGGCCTCTCTACACTATTTCGGTCGGTGAATTGGGCACTGATCCGCGGGCTTTGGAAGTGTCGCTTCGCGAGATCCTTGACGTTGCGATGACGTGGAACGCCGTCATTCTGCTGGACGAAGCCGACATCTTCCTGGAGGAGCGCGACGAGAAGGATATCGTTCGTAACGCGATGGTCGGCGTGTTCTTGCGCCTTTTGGAGTATCACCAGGGCGTGATGTTCCTCACGACCAATCGTGTGCGGAACATTGACCGCGCGTTCTATAGCCGCGTTTCGTTGGCGATCCGCTTCGGCGCCATCGACAACGAGTGGCGCAAGAGGGTCTGGGGCAATCTGCTGCTGGCGGCCGGGCTGGACCATATCGACCCGGACGTTTTGGCGCACTACGACCTCAACGGCCGGCAGATCAAGAGCGCAATCCGGCATGCGCAGGCCCTGGCGCGAAGCGAGGACATCGAGCCAACGATCCGGCATATCGAGCGGTTCGTGGAGCGGGCACGGCGCTTCGAACAGGACATCCAGAACTCCTAGTTCGAAAGGTTGCGGCGCCTGGCGCGTGTTAGGCGCCGCAACACCGAAATGATAAATCAAATCTGATTGGAAATGCGCGATGATCCCCTACTCGATCTCGTCCGATCATCACTGCCACAACTGGTCGGCGTTCAGCGAGACCACCGAGGGCGGCGTCAACTCGCGGCTCTCCACGATCCTGAAGGAGCTGACCCGCCAGGCCGATGAACTGCTGGAGCGCGGCGGGACCATGATGTTCCTGGCCGGCGATCTGTTTCACGTCCGCGGCTCGGTCGATCCGAGCGTGCTGAACCCCGTCGTTGAGACCATTCGCGGCATCGTGGATCGGGGCGTTCAGATTCACGCCATTCCCGGCAACCACGACCTGAAGTCCAACGACACGACGGAGCTGGGCAACGCCATTCAGGTGTTGTCTACGATCGAGGGCTTCACCGTGGTCACGCGACCGACGGCCGTCGACGTCGACGATCACGTCGTGTTCATGGTCCCCTGGCGCGCCACGCTGGAGGCCCTGCGCGAGAGTGTAAACACGATCCCGGCCGAGCAGCGTCGAGGCGCTGATCTGATCATCCACGCGCCGATCAATGGCTCGCTGCCTGTGGCGTTCGACAACGCCCTGGATCCGAAGGAGATCGGCGACATCGGCTGGGGCTTCCGGCGCGTCTTCAGTGGGCATTTTCACAATCACGCCTGTCTCGGGCACGGCGTGTTCTCGATCGGCGCTACGACGCAGCAGACGTGGCGCGATATCGGCAGCAAGGCTGGTTTCCTGATCGTCGACGACGAGGTGACGTTCCGGGCAAGCCGGGCGCCGTCGTTTATCGAGATCACCGAGGTTGATGCGGCCGATGAGGACGAATTGACTCTGACGGTCGACGGCAACTATGTCCGCGTCCGCTTCGAGAGCATCAAGCCCGCGCAGGAGAAAGAGCTGCGTCAGATCCTGATGGACAAGAAGGCGCAGGGCGTCGTGATCCAGGCTGTGCGGGAAACAGCCACCGTCGCGCGCGCCGGGGCCAGCGTCTCGGCCGGCGCCTCAATTGAGACGTCGGTGCTCGATTTCGTCGCCATGCTCGACTACGAGGACAAGGCCGCCGTCACCTGTCTAGCCGAGGAAGTCTTGATCAAGACGCGCGAAAGCCTCGCGCGCGCTGACTAATCCATTCGCTATGCCATCGCGAATTCGCGAATATACGAATTCGCTAATTCGCGATGGCACGAAGACACGAGGAGAGCAACATGGGTGATCTGTTCACCGTCCGCATGGAGCGGAAGCGCATCATCTACACCTACGACGACAAGGGCGCGCGGGTCGGTGAGCGCGTCGAGATGATCCAGGAGACCTACGCTGGGCTCCCCTTCGTCACGGCGCAGGGGTACAAGGAGCGCCACCCGGACGCGAATGTGATCGTGACGAAGGCGGAGCGCAACGATCGGTCGCGCGTCCGGGTCGGCGCTTCGGCCGCGTCACGTCATCAGAAGCCCAATAGCCGGACGGATCGTCCGGCCGCGTCACGTCATCAGAAGCCCAATAGCCGGACGGATCGTCCGGCCGCGTCGCGGCCAGCTTCGGTCGATGGCGGCAGCTACGCCGATGCGATCAACGCCGAGATGCGAGCGATGGAGAAGCGGGCATGAGCGAGCGAAAGGCAAAGTTCACCGCCCTCTATGAGGTTCCCACCACGTTCGGCTGGAAGGAGGTTCGCCTCATCCATCTTCAGCTCGGCTCGATGGACAAGGCGTGGGAGGTGGCGCCGCGGCTGGGCGACATTCTCTGGCCGAACAAAGACGCCAGCCTTTTGTGCATGTTGCGCCGGCACCGGCAGGTCGAAGCGATCCACGAGATGTTCGCGCGTTCGCCGTGTCATCGAATGGCGCCGCACGATGTGGAGATGCTGACGGTGGCCGACTTGAGCATCGCGGGCAAGACCAAGCAGCGCCTGCGTGCGGCGGGGCTGACGAAGGTTCTTGGCCGTCGCCGTCCGCAGCCGGCCGGATCGGGCCGTCCGCGTCGCAGCGAGGCGGCTGAAGTGGGAGCGAGCCGATGAAATTCACGGATATGGTCATCCAGAATTTCCTCACGATCGGCGAGGCCACGATCGGGCTCGACGACGTGGGTTTGATGCTGATCCAGGGGGTCAACGACGATGACTCGTCGGCCGACAGCAACGGCGCCGGCAAGTCCTCGATCGCCGATGCGCTGTCGTGGTGTCTCTTCGGCATCACGGCGCGCGGCGTCACCGGCGACGGCGTGGTCAACCGCACCGTCGGCAAAGAGACGTGCGTCCAGCTCGATGTGAAGGATGGGGAGGACATCTACCGGATCATCCGCCATCGCAAGCACAAGACGGGCAAGAACGCGGTCCATCTGCTCAAGCTGGACGGGACCGGCGCCAGTACCGATCTGACGAAGGGCACGGACAAGCTGACACAGGCGGAGGTCGTGCGCGTCATCGGCTGCTCTTACGAGGTATTTCGGGCGGCCGTGTACGCCGCCCAGGAGCAGATGCCTGATCTGCCGGCGCTGACTGACAAGCAACTCAAGCTGCTGGTCGAGGAGGCGGCCGGCATCACGCTGCTGGAGCAGGCGCATGACACCGCGCGCGCCGTTCTGGTCGCGGAGCGCGCCCAATTGTCGGAGGTGGAGCGCGACCTTGCGCGCCTGAATGATCGTCTGGAAATTGTTCAGTCAAATCTGATTGGAGCCGAGCGCCGGCAGGAGGTGTTCGAACGCGAGCGCGCCGCGCGCGTCTTGGCGGCGCGCGAGTTGGCGAAGGCTGCGGCGGGTGAAGCGAAGACGGCTGCGCGCGCGGCTGAGGTCTATGATCCGACCGAACTGGCGGCGCAGCTCGCGGAGGTCGACGCCAAGATCGCCGGTCTTGAAGGCGAACGGCAGCGCGAGCGCGAGCTGGCCGATGACGCCGCCAAGGCTGATCGAACCGCCGGCATCGAACGCTCCAAGCTCACGCGCCTGGTCGACGAGGTGCGCGCGACCAAGGCGCGTCTGACCAACACGGAGGAGCTGGTCGGTACCCCGTGCGGCGAATGTGGCAAGACCTACGAGACGGGCGATCTGACCGAGGTGCGCGCGCACCTCGGTCAATCCCTGCACGACGTCGTTGCGCGCTGCAAAGCACAGAAAACAGTCGCGGATGACGCACAGACGCGCGCTCAGATGCTCGCTGATGCGTTGGAAGAACATCGCGCGAGCATGACAAGCGTTGCAGCGTTGAACGCGCAGCGTGACGCTCTGAGACGGGATATCGACGCACGCGCCGCGCGGTTGAGTGAGGTCGCGCGGCACACCGAGCAGGCGCGCAAGTATCTGACCGACGCCGAGACGCGCAAAACCGAGCCTAATCCGCACGACGCCGAGGTGGCTGAGCAGACCGCGCTGATCACGGCGCTGACCGAGAAGATCAACGCCATCAAAACAACCGCCCTGCCCGCCGGCCAGAAGAAGGTCGAGGTGGCCGAGCAGGTCGTGCGTGTCTATGGACCGGGCGGCGTCCGCGCCCTCATTCTCGACACCGTGACGCCGTTCCTTAACGAGCGCACGGCGCGCTACCTCGGCACGCTGACCGATGGCCACGCCCAGGCCACATGGTCGACGCTGACGCGCACGGCGAAGGGCGAGCTGCGGGAGAAGTTCACCATCGACGTTGTACACGCCGCCGGCGGGGACTCCTTTGCGGCGCTGTCTGGCGGCGAGAAGCGCAAGGTGCGTGTCGCGTGCGCCCTCGCCCTTCAGGACCTGGTGGCGAGCCGCGCGACCAAGCCGATCGAGCTGTTCTTTGGCGACGAGATCGACGACGCACTCGATAGCGCCGGTCTGGAACGTCTCATGGGCATTCTGGAGGAGAAGGCGCGCGAACGCGGCACCGTCATGGTGATTTCGCATCGGTCTCTGCGCGACTGGATCTCGCAGGTGCTGACGGTGCGCAAGCACGGCGGCTTGGCGAGTGTCGAATGGGTGACCTGACGCGCGCCGTCGCAAAAGTGCTATATTGTATCAATCAGAATTGATTGAGGTTGCGATGAAGACGGCGATGGATGCGTTGGCGGAATACCTGTGCGAGACGCTGCCGATCGATCAGGTGTTGGAGCTGGTTGGGCCGCGCACGGTCACGGCGGTATGCCCCAACAAGACGATCATTCGCGCGCCGCTCAGCGGCAGCGAGGAGTTCTTTCTGGCCAGTGTGCGGGGCTACAAGACGAACGACGTGATGTTCCGGCTCACGCCGGTCGACCAGCAGGCGTACTCGTACATCGAGGTTCCGGGGTTCCAGTTCTTCGACATGTTCAAGAGCGCGCATGAGTTTATCGAAAAACATGCGAACAGCAATTTCGGCGCGCTCAAGGCGGATTTCAGAAAAAAGGAGAAACAAAAGTGCGCACGCGCCAAAAAGGAGGCGGCAGAACAGAAGCAAAAGAAAGAAGCGGTTGAGAAGGAAGGTTATATTGAAACAGCCGAATGGGGTTCCTGGTGATGCGTGAATTGAGAATTGTCGGTGTCGATCCGTCACTCTGCAACACGGGCGTTGCCGTGACGCGCCTTCTGTTGCCGTCCATGGAGATCGTGGTCGACGATCTGATTCTGATCGCGACCGAGCCCGTGGCGAGCAAACAGGTGCGTCGGAACTCCGATGATCTGCGCCGCGCGCAGGAGATCAGCCGGGGCATTCGTAAGGCGGCGGACGGTGCCGCTCTCGCCATGGCGGAAATTCCCCAGGGGGCGCAGTCGGCGCGGGCCGCCTGGGGTCTGGGCATCGCACTTGGTCTCATGACGACGTTCGACATGATGGGTGCACCGCTGATCCAGGTGCAGCCACTTGAGACCAAGCTGGCGTCGGTCGGTTCCAGGACGGCATCGAAGGCGGAGATCATCAAGTGGGCGGTCGCGACCTATCCGGAGGCCCCATGGATCCGGCACAAGTCGGGCGGCGCGATGAAACTGACGAAGAAGAACGAGCATCTGGCGGATGCTCTGGCGGCCATTGAGGCGGGCATTCTGACGACGGAGTTTCGTCAGGCTTTGGCACTCATGGGCGGCATTATCCACGCCGCGTAACCCTGCGCAGCGTTGAACGATTCCCGCTATATGTAGTGTGAGCATGGGTTTCAGAGGCAACAGCTTCCGTCAAGACTGGTAAGTCAGAATTGATTGATCTAAGATCGTTGCCTTTCCCCGATCAGACTATGTGGAGACAATGAATGTCCGCTGTGACCGCCGTCGTTGAGCTGGAGACCCCGGCGCGCGACTATTTTCCTGGAATGGGCCAGGCCGTCGCTGATCGCACCGTGAACCGTCGCATGTTCACGGATGCCGTCAAGGCCCGTCTGGGTAGCACCGTCGCCCTGAATCCGAAGGACCCCCTGCTTCAGCGCATGACGTCGGCCGCCATGTACAGCGGCATCACCATTACTGAAGACCCGAGCGCCGCGTTCATGACGGCGATGCCGGAAACCCGCGTGGAGACCTGGGCTGAGGTCGCGGATCGCGTCGCTCTGGGCAACACCTCTCTGCTGCGCACGACCGATCAGGCCGCGACCGAAGAGGTCGAGCGTCTGTCGATGCGCCACCATCTGCGGCAGGGCTCGCTGCTGATGAGCGGCCGGCACCTTCAGCATGGCGACGAGACCCAGGCGGGCCGCCCGCAGGAGGTGTTTACCAACTGTTCTACCGCCGTCATGCGCTGCCTGAATTTCCGGCTGCTGTTGAATGGCTCCGGTGTCGGCGGCTGCTACGACGACGCGCTCGTCACCGCGGCCGACATGAACGATATGCCGATCGTGGTGCCGGTCATCGACCACACACACGCCGACGTGCAGTCGGGCCGGATCGCCGGCTATCTGACGGGGCGCGAGGCTAAGCATCTGTATGCCGGCTCGATCATCAAGCGGCACACCGTCGCGGACAGTCGCGAGGGCTGGGCGCGCGCCATTGAGATCATCGAGCGCATGGCGTTCCAGAAGAAGCGTCACGTCGTGCTGCTGCTGGACTTCTCCGACGTGCGCGGCTACGGCGAGCCGATCCGCGGGATGCAGAACCGTCCGGCGTCCGGCCCCGGCCCGCTCATGCAGGCGGTTTCGAACATGGCGCGCCTGCGCGATGCCGGTATGCCGACCTGGCGCGCGGCGATGTATGCCGACCACTACTTGGCCGACTGTGTGCTGGTTGGTGGCGCACGTCGCGCGGCGCGCATGGCAACGAAGACCTGGCGCGACGTGACCGTCGTCGAGTTCATCGGCGTCAAGCGCGGTGGCTTCCTGTGGAGCGCCAACAACAGCGTGACCATCGACGACGAGTTCCGCATCGCGGTCGAGAAAGTCGCGGCCCTGGTGCGGACACAGGGGTTCGGTGACGAAGCTTTGGAGGTCGAATGGCAGGTCGATTGGCCGCAGTTCAGCAACTCCATCGAGATGTGGCTCAGCAAGGCGGTTTTGGACAAGACCATCACGGGCCTGGAAGCTCATGCTTGGCGTGTGTTCATGGCGCTGGCGGCCGCATCGTACTTCGACGGCACCGGCGAGCCCGGTCTGATCATGGTGGACCGGCTGAACCGGAACGATGATGGCTTGAAGGCGTATCTGGACGGTTCGTTCGTCACGTTCGGTGGCGAGGATGGTCTGGAAGAGGCGACCCGGCCCCTGGCGATCGAGCTGGCCAAGCGCGTCCTGGCGATGCCCTACAAGTTCATCGTCAATCCCTGCGGCGAAATCTCTCTGCTGATGCTCGGCGGCTATTGCGTGATCGCCGACGTGGTGCCCTTCCACGCACAGAGCGACGCCGATGCGGAGAGCGCCTTTCGCACGGCGACCCGCGCCCTGATCCGCACAAACACCATGCGCAGCCTGTACCGGCGCGAGGTCGCGCGCACCAATCGCATCGGCGTCGGGATCACCGGCCTGCACGAGTGGATCTTTGCACGCTTCGGGCTCGGCTTCCGCGACATCGTGGCGGAGGATCCGTCTGGCGCGACTATGATCGACGCCAACGGGCAGACGATGGTGCGCCCGCATCCGGACGCGCTGCCGATGTGGATGATGCTGGCGCGGTTCGCGCGGGCCGTTCAGGACGAGGCGGACGCCTATTGCGCACGCCTCGGCGTGAACACGCCGCACACATTGCGAACCATCAAGCCTGCTGGCACAACGAGCAAGCTCTTTGGATTGACGGAAGGCGCCCACCTTCCCGCGATGCGCGAGTATCTTCGCTGGGTTCAGTTCCGCAACGACGATCCGCTGGTCGAGACCTACCGCAAAAGTGGCTATCCGGTGCGGGAGCTGCGCACCTATTCGGGCACCACGGTCGTTGGATTTCCGACGCAGCCGGCCATCTGCCAGCTTGGTATGGGCGACAAGCTGATTACGGCCGGTGAGGCCGGCATGGAGGAGCAGTACCGCTACCTGCGCCTGCTGGAGACGTTCTGGATTCGGGGCGTGGATGAGGCCATGCAGGTACTGGCGGACGATCGCGGCAACCAGGTCAGCTACACCGCCAAGTACGAGCCGGCCGTGACGGATTTCAAGACGTTCGTGGCGACGATGATGGACGGTCAGTTCAAAATCCGCTGCTGCTCGGTGATGCCGCAGATCGACACGACCGCGTTCGAATACCAGCCGGAACAGGCCGTCACGAAGGCCGAGTTCGAGATGATCGCCCAGGCGATCCAGCGCGCCATGCAGGAAGATGTCGGCCTGGAACATGTGGACTGCGCCTCGGGCGCCTGCCCCGTGGATTTCAACACCGATGCCGAGATCGAGGGCGGCCTCAAAGACCAGTCGCTGATCGACGCCGCTGCGGACGCCGCGGACGTCGAGTTCATGATCTATGCCAAGCCGGAGTGTGGCTGGTGTACCAAGGCCAAGGCGCTGCTGGACGACATCGGCGCGTCTTACGGGGTCGTGACCATCAAGACGGCCGAGGTGCAGCGCGCGTTCTTTATCCGTCGCGGCGTGCCGGCGGATGGCTGGACCTTCCCGAAGGTTTATGCGCGAACGCCGACGGGTGAAGTGCTGATCGGAGGTTACGAGGATCTGGCCGCGCGTCTCGGGGCGTAGATTCCGCGTGCCTGAAACGAAAAGTCAAAATTGATGTAACACGGGGAGCGGCAACGCTCCCCGCAGGAGACCGAACATGGGACTTGGTGCGGCAATGACGGGTGGAAATCCGAAGCGCGGCCGAGTGCCGAACGACTTTTACCCGACCCCGCCGGACGTCACGCGCGCCCTGCCGGCCGTCGAGGCTCTGCCGAACATCATCTACGACCCGGCCTGTGGTGACGGGGCCATGCTTGATGTGTTCAAGGCCCTCGGCTTCAAGACAATCGGATCGGACATCGAGCCGCGCGGCGCGATGATCAATGCCAAACGACAGGATTTTCTGACGGTGAGGGGCACGCTGCCCGAAACCGTCGCGATCGTCACCAATCCACCCTTCAAATTCGCGGCTGAGTTCGTGCGCCAGGCCCACGCCCTGCGCTGCACCAAGCTGTGTCTCGTGCTGAAGGGCACCTACTGGCACGCCGCGCGTCGTCAGGCGCTGTGGAGCCTGTGGCAGCCCAAGATCGTCTACCCGCTGCTCTGGCGCCCCGACTTCCAGGGACTGAAAAGCCCCACGATGGAGGTCTGCTGGACCGTGTGGGAGCGCGGTTACGACGGTCCAACCCTCTACCAACCCATCAATCGACCGAAGGACAAGAAGCATGGTTGATCTTGTGTTCCAGCCCTGGATTAAGCCGATCGCGGTACCGATGATCGACTACGAGACCCTGGGCGACTTCATTGGGGATCACGGTCTCGATCCGCTGATGGAGGGCGATACACCGATCCGGCGTCTGTGCGAGGCGATCGAAGGAACGCGCAAGCCGGCGAATGCTGCCGAATTCAGCGTCGACGATCCGCGACATCACTACCAGGATACCGATCTGCTGGCGGAGTTCGCCGGCCGCTTCTGTTACCGGGCCTGGGGCCAGGGTCGCCCGACGGAGGAGTACATCGCCAATGTGATCGCGGAGAAGCACGGCAGCGTGCTGGCCCACGCCAACATCAGCTTCATCATGACCGGCGTGTCGCGCGCGCTGACGCACGAGCTGATCCGTCATCACGCCGGCACCAATCCGTCGCAGGAGAGCCAGCGGTTTGTGACGGCGGACGGCGGCGAGATCGCGGTCGTGGGTTATCGTGCGAGCCGTTGCGTCGTGCCGCCGCTGCTGCTGGAGCTGACCCGGCGCGAGGAAGGCGCGGCCGATTTCGAAGCGATCCGCGGGCACGATCTGCTCACGGAGTTCCACGACGATTTCGCCGCACAGATCGACGTTTACAACAAGTGGCAGCAGCGGCTGAAGGCATGGACCAACGACACGCTGGGGCTGTCGTCGACGCTCGCCAAGAAGCGCGCCAACGAGGCGGCTCGGTTCCAGCTTCCGCAGGCGACCGAAACGCGGCTCGTGTTCACCATGAATATGCGCGCCGCGCGCAACGTCATCGAGCAGCGCGGCAACATGCACGCCGATCTCGAAATTCGCCGTCTCGCGGTTTCGCTGGCGCGCGAGTTGAAAACCCTGGCGCCGATCAGCTTCGCCGACACCTCGATCTTCGTCGACCACGACGGCATCGAGAGCGTCACCAACACGCACATCAAGGTGTGATCATGACCATTCTCATGGGCTTCGGCGGCGCGTTCGTCTGGATCATCCTGGGCATCACGGGCGTGGCCCTGTGCTTTCGCTTCTTCGACGGGCGGTTCCGTGTCGGCGATCTGCCGGCCGCCATTGCGATCGGCTCGATCTTCGGCGTGCTTGTTCTGGCTCTCGGGCTTTACGCATGGGGCGCACACACCATCAACCAGAACCAACAGAAGATCATTTGGTAGGGAGACCATCATAAACATACTAATAGAGGTGTAGGATGATGTCTTTTCTTTTTGGACTTGCTTACGGTCTCCTCTGGGGCGGCTCAGGCACTCTGGGCGTCATCTTGTGCCGTCGCTTTTTCGGCAGGCGACTTCTCGCCGCAGGCGTGCCCAGACCCTGTACGTTCGACGTCATTTTCGGCCCATTCACTCTTGTTTTGGGGCTGCTTGCATGGGTCATGCACGCCATCGACAACGGCTAAACCAGAACACTTGGTAGGGAGACCATCATGGAATTGCCCATTCAACTCCTGAATGAGTACGCGGAGCCGCCGGTTTACGGCAGCGCATATGCCGCCGGCCTCGATCTTCGCGCCGATCTGCACAAAAACGATCCAATGATGACGACGCTGGCGCCGGGCGAGCGGCGTCTGATCAAGACCGGCCTCGCCGTCGCTATTCCGCCGGGGCACTACGGTCGGATCGCACCGCGTTCCGGCTTGGCGCTCAAGTACGGCATCGACGTGCTGGCCGGCGTCATCGACGAGGACTATCGCGGCGAGATCGGCGTGATCCTGCTCAACACCAGCCGTATTCCGTTCACGGTCGAGCATGGTGATCGGATCGCTCAGCTCGTCATCGAGAAGATCGCGCGGCCGGCGCCGGAGTATGTTGACGCGCTGCCGGAGACAGGGCGCGGTGTCGGTGGCTTCGGCTCGACGGGAGCGACATGATGGCGTTCGGATTGGCGGGCGCGCATCGCAGCGGCAAGACCACGCTGGCCAAGGCCATCAGCGAGACGATGGGCATCCCCTATGTGTCCAGTTCCTTGACGGCCGAGTTCAAGGATTTGGGCATCGACCCGGTGGCGCCGATGAGCCTGCGCAAGCGCCTGGAGGTCCAGAAGATGTATCTGGGTCTCTATGCAAGCAAGGTTCTTGGGCCTGGCCTCCGGCCCTTCGTGACGGATCGAACGCCCTTGGACATCGCCGCTTACATGCTGGCCGAGACCAGCATGTTCGCGGATCCGTCGGTCGATCCGGACGAGATCGCCGACTTCGTGTCCATCTGTCTGCAAATGGCGGTCAGTCAGTTCGCCTCCATTCTGGTGGTCCCTCCCCTAATCCTCTACGACGCCGCCGAGGGCAAGCCGCCGGAGAACCGCGCCTATCAGCTCCAGATCGACGCGCTGGTCAGCGGTTTGGCCATGCGCTGTGTGTCCAAGTGCGGACACATTGTCGGCATGGATGCCGCGGTCACGGACCATGACCGTCGCTTGCAGTATGCGGTGGGCATGGTTCAGGAGCGTCTCGCGTCGTTGGAGAAACAGCGCGCGGGAACGTCGCTGCACTAATTTCCATTGGGCGGTCAATCAAAATTGATGTATCTCCGTCGTGTCGCTGCTATGTATAAATCAGCAGCGACACGACGCTGCACACATACCGAAGGAGATCGTCGCATGGCGCAGACCGTCAAACTTGAAAGCCGCAAGCTCACGCAAAAGCACCGCTCCCAAATGTTCCAGTTGGCGAAGGCCACGCTGATCGAGCCGGACCTGCGTCAGGCGTATCTCGCCGCGCAGAGCGCGGCGGTTGCTGCCATCATGAAGCAGCTTGATGATCGCTCGACGGCCGAGATGCAGGTGTTGGAAAAGTTCAAACTGGTTGCGCCTGTGACGGCCGTCACGTTCTGCGGTATCCGGGTGAAGGTGGGTACCAAAAAGTTCGTTGTGGACGGCAAAACGATCACTCGCGACGAACTTAAGACGATCAAGCCGACGTCGGTGGATACGTATTCCAAAACGTCCAATGGCGTCGGCGCTGAGATTTCATATTGGGCGTCGCGGCAATCGGACGACGAGATGATCGAGGCCCGCAAGAAGTATCGCTTTGTCGTAAAGTTCCTAGACGGTGAGAGCCGTCTGGTGCCGATCAACACCAAGGTGTCGCGCGAGCCTGAAATGTATTTTGGCGACGCGGAGTGGTGGAACGAAGACGTCTGGGTCAAGGCGCGTGCGATGTACGAGGCCGGTCATGCCCTGGCGATCGCTGAGGGTAAGCTCCTCCGGGCCGCCGCCAAGATGATCACGGCCGCCAAGACCTACGGCGACATGCTGGCCGCCTGGCCCGAGGTGAAGAGCATCGAGATCGACCTGTTCGGTGTGCCGCCGACGGACAATGCGATCGTGGCGCTGAGCGATGAGGACCGCGCGATCCTGTGCAATCACATGGGTCGGCGCGGTCTGACGTCCGCCGCCTGTGACGCGGCGCGCTCGCCCGCCTACGCGGAGGCGGCGGAATGAGCAAGCCGATCAAAATCTACGGCGAAGAGAACATCGACCCCGCCGCCATTCATCAGTTTCACGAGGCGCTGAAGTGCGACTTCAGCGTGAAGGGTGCCCTTATGCCGGACGCGCACAAGGGCTACGCCCTGCCGATCGGCGCGGTCGTAGCGACCCAGGACGTCGTAGTGCCGGCCTGGGTCGGCTACGACATTGGGTGCGGCATGTGTGCCCTGCCCTTCGTCGGCGTCGATCCCGACGAGCTGCGCGCCAAGGCGCACGCTCTGCTGAATGACATCTACGTAGCCGTGCCGGTTGGCTTCAAACACAACGCGAACGGTTTTCCGGCATCGAGCCTGTGTCTTCTCGACCGCTCGTGGGTGATCCAGGACCAGCTCGATGCCGGCGCTTGGTGTCAGCTCGGGACGCTGGGCGGCGGAAACCACTTTATCGAGATCGGTCTGGACGAAGTGGACCAGGTATGGGTGGTCATTCATTCCGGGTCGCGGAATCTTGGACACAAGGTCGCGACGCATTGGATGAAGGTCGCGTCCGGCGATGGCAAGGCGCGCGAGGGGCATTTCGGTCTTCGTACCGACGTCCCTGGTGGCGACGGCAAGCAGTACCTGACGGATACCTTCTTCTGTCAGGAGTTCGCACTCGTGAACCGCATGAGCATCTTGAGCCGCGTGATCCGGTGTCTGCATGAGCGACTGGATCAGGGTGGCCCGGCCGCGATGACCGACGTGATCAATCGCAACCATAACCACGTCGTCGAGCGCGACGGGCTTTGGATTCATCGAAAGGGCGCGACCCACGCCGAAGAGGACATGCTGGGCGTCATCCCCGGCAACATGCGGGACGGCAGCTTCATTGTGCGCGGGCTGGGCAACCCGGAGAGCCTGTGGTCTTCGTCGCACGGCGCCGGGCGCGTTCTTGGTCGCCGGGCCGCTCGCGAAACGCTCTCGATGGAAACCTTCCGCGAGAGCATGACGGGGATCGCCGCGCGTGTCGTCGAGGAAACGCTCGACGAGAGTCCTGATGCCTACAAGAACCCCTTCGACGTGATGCGTATGCAGACGGAACTGGTCGCCATTGAGCGACACATACGTCCGGTCATCAACATCAAGGGTTGAAGGCGCACAACGATGAACGTCGAACTGACACCGCAAGAGCGCGAGATGATCATCCGGCGCGCCTCTGACCGGGTGACTCAGACACTCATTCAACAGGCATTGAAAGGTATCGATCCCAACCAGATCCGGTCAGAGATCAAAAACCAGGTCATTCAGCGACTGGCGGACGAGCTGTACGCCAAGGTTACGGCTGGGGATGGCATCTCTGTGAAGAAGGCCGTGGATAAGGCGCTTCACTTACTTCAGAGGCGCCTTGACGGAGAACTCCAGAAGGCCCTCGCCCAGGGCATCACGGTGTCGTTCACTGGACTGCCTGCGTTGGATCCGAACGCCGAAAAAGGCGACTAACTGTTCGCGAAACGCCGAATACGAGGGTATTTCGCGATTGCTTCCTGTGCCGGGAAGGTGGAGTTGGTCGGCACATACACCCAATCACGAGCATCAAGGGTCAAGAACCCATTCGCTACGCCGTCGCGCGTTCGCTAGAGTCAGAAAATCGCGAATGCGCGAATGCGCGACAAAGCGAAAAAGGCGAAAGCACGATGAAAATCTACACAGCCATCATTGAGACGGCGAACACTGACGACGCCCGCCCCCTCGCTGCGTCTTTCACGACCCGCCAGGAGGCCGAGGACTTCCTGCGCACGTTCGTGCGCAGGACTCTCACGAAACTCGCCGCGCATGATCCTGGGCTTCAGGATCGGCTACGCGCCGGCGAGAACCCGATCGCCTTCTTTTGGGGCGACAACGCGGACCCTGAAGAGAATTGGACGATCGTCGAGACGGAGAAGCCCGGCGTGCTGCTGACGCCCGACGAGGCGAAGGCGGTGGAGTTTTTGGCATCGTGCGGACAGTGCGGACACAGCGTGTCAGGCATGAGCCGCGTCACACCAAACATCTTGCGCGAGAATCTGAACATCGACGACCCCAGCAAGACGCTGCAATTCGCGTTCGCGAAGCTGCGAGGAGAAACGTCATGAACGACGTCATGTATCTGGCGTCCATCCGGTCGACGATGCCGGGCGAGGTCGAAAACCACGGCTTCTTTCATGAGGCCGCCGCACGTGAGTGGGTCCACGAACGCCTCAAGAGTGACTGGGACTGGAACGAAGGGCCTAAGCCGACGAACGGCGATTTTCTCGGGTGTAGCGATCGCTGGTCGATCACCTCGGTCCCGGTCTCCTGCGAAATTCAGACCCTGCTGTTCCAGGGCGCGGTCGCCCCCTGGGTTGAGGCGTGCTTTGGAAAGGAGATCGCCAACGATCGAACGGAGCGGAACCACAGGTTCCTCGAAGAGGCTTTGGAGTTGGTTCAGGCGGCCGGCTGCACGGCGACCGAGGCGCATCAGCTCGTGGACTATGTGTTCGGCCGCCCGGTCGGCGAGCTGGAGCAGGAGATCGGCGGCGTGATGGTCACGCTCGCGTCTCTCTGCCTGGCGCACGACGTGTGTATGCACACCTGCGGCGTGACGGAGCTGACGCGCGTCTGGGGAAAGATCGACCGGATCCGCGCCAAGCAGGCCGCGAAGCCAGCCTTCGGCCCCCTGCCCGGCCCGGATCCGGTGTCCGCCGACAGTCGTCGGGAGGGCGAGGAATGAGCGGCACCTGGACAAACGCCAGCACCGATATGGTGCGCAAGGCGAGCGCCGAGGAGCTGGTCGGGCACCGCGACCGCGCGCTGGAGCGCATCGAGGCGGGCTTCGAGGCCATCATCGAGGGCATGAAGGCGTACAAGACTGCCGCCGGCACAGGGCACGGTCTGAGCAGCCTGACGTCCAGCACCGGGGCCATGTGGAGCGTCGTCTACAGCGGCATCACGAAGCGCGCGATGGACGACGTTCGCAAGGAGATCGACCGCGACGTCTGGACCTACATGGCCGAGAGCCTGGGTCTCTATACCGTCATGGACGCGACGGCGAAGGCGAAGTTCCAGGACGACATCGAGAAGGATCCGCCGGAGGTCACGGTCGAGAACCTGCGCGCCACGTTCGGCGCGCTGCGCGCCGACGCCGACGTGATCTTTCGGCGCGGTCTGGTCGAAACGTTTCGCCGGCTTGACCGGCGCTATCGCAGTCACGACGCCTTCAAGATCGACGATCGGATCGTGCTGGGGCACGCGCTCAATGAGTTCGGCTCCTGGACGCGGTATGGCCGCGACGACGATCGGATCGCTGATCTGGACCGCGTAATGCACGTCCTGGACGGCAAGCCCGTGCCGGACCGGTGCGCCGCCCTGCCCTCGCAAATCCTCGACGCCGTGCGCGCCGGCAAGCGATGCGGCGAGCGCATCGAGCGCGGCGAGATCATCGACCGCGACAGCTACTTCCGTGTGAAGTGGTTCAAGAACGGAAACGTGCATCTCTGGATGCTGCGCCCCGATCTGGTCGAGAAGGCCAACAAGCTGATTGCCGAGGAATGTGGTGCGACATTGGGAGATGCACGATGAGCGAAGAGTGGTGGCTCAACATGAACGAAGCCGAGCGCCGGGCGTTCGTCGCTCAGGCCGTCGAGGATGATCACAAGGAACGGTACGAGGAGGCGCTTGTGAGTGCCGGTCGAAGCGGGTCGGCGTGGGAAGACCTGACCGACGATCAGCGGGAGCGGATCCGTCAGATCAACGTTCAGCACGTTCTGAGGATGCGGGAGTTTGGTGAAAGCCTGCGCGTGCGGAAAGTCGAATGACTTGTTTGTTGAGACTTTGGACGTGTCACGAGGAATATTAGCATGAGCGAGATCAATTGGTCGGAATTAACGGACGACGAGTTTGTTAAACAGGCGGAGCGGGTGATTTGGTCATCTGCGTTCGCGAACAATAATTCGCGCGCGCCCGCGCATAAAGAGGCGAACGCGGCGAGCGATGAGGCGCAGGCACGGGGAAAACCGTGGCTGTATCAGCGTGCATGGAACGCTGCCTACCGCTCCTGTGGTCACGAGCCGAGCGAAAGCGACATCGCTGCGGCGCACGAGCCTGTAGCCGAAAAGAACGACGATATCGACACCGCACGCCTGCGCAAGATCGTCGAGAAGGCCCACGACATGTACGCGAAGGACGGCCTGATCGAGATCGACGAGCCGGCCGACGATGCCGCCCTGTCCGAGATGGTTTCTGAGGGCGACGATCCGGGTTGCTATGTGCGGGCGTGGGTTTGGGTGCCGGTCGACGAGAACGACGAGAACGAGGAGCAGTAAATGGGGACCTTCATGTCGAACGCGGAGAAGTACGAGGCTTTCCGCAACTTCATGTTTAACGACCTTGGTGTAACCAAGGAGAACCTGCGCGAGTGGATCCGCGAAGCCGTCGCCCAGCAGGTCACGCATCTCACACATCAGGGGTCCGGTTCCTTCGACCCGAAGGATCTGGCCCGAAAGACGGTTTTGCAGGCCGTGATGGATCGGTATGGCGATCGAGAAGCCATGCGGCAACTGGTCTCCAAGGAGGTGGCTCAGATGCTTGCTGACCAGTTCCAGGTCAGCATCAAGATCACACCCAAGGAGACCAACCAGTGATCCTTCGAAAAATCATCTGCGCCGCTTGCCTGAAGGCAGCAATAGGCTTGGGGCCGGACCTTCGTGGTCTCTCCTGGTTCTTCAAGAAGAACGTCGACAATCGGGAGGGTGTCGGACGACGAAGCGCCCGAGTTCTTCGAGACGATCGAGGATCTGACGGCCGCCGGCCGGTACGTCGATTGAGTCGGTAGCAAGGTAAATCAGACATGACTTGGTATGTGAATTACTACCGCTGCCCGGCCTGCGGGCATGAATGGGATAGCGAATGGGGCACGATGTGCGACGAGGAATGCCCGGAGTGCGACGAGCGCGCCATTAGTCCCTGCGACAGCGAAGAGATCAGCGAGGATGGAGAGCGCCATGATTGACGAGCGCCTACGCCCGATCGCTCGCCGCCCGGCGCGACCCAACAGGATCCCGTACACGACGATCGAGCTGGATGCGGCGATCAACGAGATCGTGGGACACACGCGCGCGGCGAACGTGCGCGCGTGTGTCCCAAGCCCGCGGCTCGACCTGCTGTCTATGGCGGCCGATCTGGCGTTCATGAATGCGCGCACCAGCCCGGCTGTCGAGGTCGTACGCCAGGCGCTCCGCGACCTCAAAAGCGATGAGGGTGCGCTCAAGCCGGAGGCTGCCGAATGATTGCCTCCAGCTATGTTCTCGGTCGCGCCAAAACACGCGACCAGTTCGATCAGACGGCGACGTCACGGTTTCCGCCTATCGCACGCGCTACGGGATTTTCTACACGGACCCGATGCATCGTGATACCAAGGTGACGTCAAGCAACGTCATCTATCGGGTGCGTGTTCGCGCCCGTGTCACGAAAAAGGAATGACCATGAGTCGCGTATCCAAAGCTGCCATGATGACGCTGATCTTCTCCGGTCTGTTCGGAACTTCGGCGCACGCTGATCCGCAACAGGCAAGGGAGTATCAGGCGCGCTGCTTCTTGTTTTATACCATTATGGAACAGAGGGCGATGGATCGTGACCTTCAGGAGAAAATTGTCATCTATGGTGATAGAAAACAATATATGAAGATTGTGTACCCGCATCTTTTTGATATTGGGAATGATAGAATGAGAGAAATACGGGAGGAACTTGTAGTTGAGATTTTTAGCAGAGATGAAGACACGCCCGAGCGCGAGCGTGATTTGAATCAAGTGCAGGTTGACTTTATGACCTCAGCCTGTGGATCGCTGTACTGATACCGAATGTGGAGAACCATCATGCCCGACGACTGGCCGACACATACCCAAGAGCTGAGTCGGAAGCTCAGCGATCTCCTGGGCACGATCGCTTGGAAGTTGGAGCATGGCAAAATGAGCCCAAAGGCGGCGTTCATCGCTGTGGACACCGCCCTGGACCTCTGTCAGGGCCTCGCCGACCACGAGGTGATCGAATTGACCAATCAGACTCGTCTTGCGTTGCGACGCGAGATAAGTAAGAGTTGATTTATCATCTACGACAAGGACACCATCATGGCTCTTATCGCTGGTCTCGACCTTGAGACGACAGGTCTGCTCGGCAAGGATGGTACGCCCGGTGATCAGCGGATCGTCGAGGTCTGTGTGCAACTCTGGTGCCTGGAGAGCCGGAGCCGCAAACTCAACTTCGTACAACGGATTGATCCGCAGCGTTCGATCACGGAGAAGGCCCAGGCTGTGCATGGCATCACGGCGGCCGATCTGATCGGCAAGCCGCTGTGGGACGAAGTGGCGCCGAAAACGCACGTCATTTTGAATAAGTCAATTATGACTGTAGCTCACAACGGCGTCGGCTTTGACGCGCCGTTCATCAACGGTGAGTTCCGCCGGGTTGGACTGTCGGAGGTGGGGCCGTTCCTGGACACGATGTTGAACGGGCGCTTCGCCACGCCGACCGGCGCCGTGCCGTCTTTGGAGAAGCTGTGCTTCTCCTGCGGCGTCTACTACGACCACGACCTTGCACACGGCGCGGACTACGACGTGACCGTGATGATGGAGTGTTTCTTCAAGGCTCTCGACTGGGGCTGGATCACCCTGCCCTCTTCCGTCATCAGAGACGCGGCTTAGGAGGCCGATCACATGTTCAAGACACCGACCGACGTGTGCTGGAAACGAAACGCAAGCTGGCGCCAGTCGGCGCTGTTGGGTTTGGGCGGCCTGTTCTGGTCGCCGCACCATCTGTTCGAGCTAACCTACAAGCCGCTGACCACGTTGGCCCGCACCTTGCTCTTCCTCGTCACGGCGCTTGTGACGTTCGCCGGGACGCGGGTGTTTCTGCTCGTGGCGGGCCTGATCGGCCGGCTCTCGCCCTCGTCGCGTTCGTGAAGGAGATCATCATGTCCTGCCCCTTGTGCGACGAAAACGGCATGCGCGTCGTCGCGGTCATCGCCTCGCCGCTGGAGACTGGCTACGTGATTGCCATGCGGTGCTCACACCCGCCGATCGAACGGTCTCGGGAACGTCCGCGAGCCACACTTGGCGTGATCGAGCCGCTGCCCGATCCGCCTCCGCCAAATGCAGCATAGGGAGCGCGGCCGCGCTCCTTTTTATTGTCCGCGTCAGTATTTAAAAACCCAGCCGTATATCCTACAGGCATACGATAAAACGAAAGCATCGCAAGACGCGATGCGGCTTTTTAACACATATGAGTACGGAGAAGACCATGACGGATAAGATCATCGACGCTGGCGCGGCGCACGACCCGAACATCGACGAAATCGACACGCTGCTCGCCGACGTCAACCTGGACGACGTGATCGAGGAGCCCGAGCCCGAGCCCGAGCCCGAGCCCGAGCCCGTCAAGGCACCCAAGAAGCCCGCCAAGTCGTCCAAGAAGGCCAAGAAGACGGAAGTGGTCGAGCCTGAGCCCGAAGCGACGCCGGCGGCCGAAGCTGATGCGTCGGACGATGAGATCACGGCCGCGCTCGATGCAATCGAAGGTCTTGATCTGACCGACGCGGAGGCCGAGAGCGTCGCTTCGGCCATCGAGGTCGACGAGGTGAAGAAGGCGCACTACGCCAAGAGCAAGACGGAGAAGGTCACAAAGGCGCCGACGGCCGCCAAGCCGGCGAAGGCGCCGTCCGTGCCGAAGGACATGTCCAGCCTGGCCGCCGAGCACTTCGTGCTGGAGATCGGCGATGCGGATCCTCAGGTGACGAAGGCGCAGATTCTCGCGAACGTTCCGGCTCAGAAGAAGGTGGCGGAGAAGGTTCACAACCTGATTTGTTCGCTCTCGGTCGGCAAGCAGCCCAGCGTCTATGTGTGCCGATGCTTCGAGGTGCTGAAGGAGCGTCACGAGGTGACGTCGGCCGAGCTGGTCACGGCGCTTCAGGCGCGCTCGTACTCGATCGGCACCGCTCGGTCGCAGACCGGCCAGATCATGAAGCTGTTCGACACGCTCGGGATCGCCACGCGCAGCGGCAATCGGTTGACCCTTCGCAACGACTCCGCGCTTGCCGCCAAGCTCGACGCCATTCTGACGGCGAGCCGCGCCTCGGCGGAGTCGTAGGTCATGCGCATCAAGGTGACGGAGATAGACCAGTCCAAGAGCTGCTCGGAAGAGCTGGGTACAATGCCGATCGAGCGGTTTCTGCGGGCCAATGAAGGCAAGGCGCCGATCATGTTGTCGGGCAGTGTGAACGGCATGACTGGTGACGAGTTCCGGGCGCATCTGGAGAACAATGGACGCATCGTGCTGCCGGCTAGCATTGGCCATGTGGTGCTGGTCGAGGTAGTCGCCTAGACGCAGACCACCTCATTCTTCTCGCCGCGCAAGGGGTGTCCAGATGGGCGCCCCTTGTTGCGTTTCAGAGCGCGCGTTCGCGAAAGAGCGAAAGCGCGATATCGTGGAATCGCTTAGAGAACGTCACTGAGCGCGATCCATTGTCGAGCGCGTGTCGATGTGCGCGCGTGAGCGAGACGCGCTCAGAGACGCTTCCTGTGCGCCGTGCGCGACGCGCTGCGGGCGCACTTCCCTGGCGCATCCCCGACAGCGTTGCGCTACAACATGCTTAGAACAATTTGAAGTGAGACAGTTATGACCCCAAAGGAGAGATCGAGGTCGGTGCGAGACCTGCTCGATGCGCGGCCGGACCTAGTGTTTCGGACGCTGGAGACGCTGGTGGAGCAGCACAGAACGGCGATCGCGCGCGGCGCGCCCGCGGTCCTGAATGGGCACAAGGGCGCGATGCAGGACATCGCCCGCAAATCGCGCGTCATGAAGGGTATGACGGAGCGTCAGGCCCAATACATGAAGGATGTGATCGCAGAGTTCTACGCGGAACGTGCGTGGAATATTCTCACGGGTCACAATGATCCGCAGATCGAGCGGACGGCTGAGGTCATCGAGGATGAACGTCGGTTTAAAATTTACGGGACGGACGCCAACTGGGGTGCGTTTTAAACAAGTGGAGGGGAAGAGCTATGAGCCCATCCCCTCCACAGTTATAAGCAAAGACGAATGGAGTTGATCTAAGCCGTCCGAACCCCCGGATTGCCATCATTCTCGCGCGTATAGTCGTCCCAAATGTCAAAAACGACGCCAAGAAAAAGACCGACATCGGGTCGATGCTGTCGTTCTAAAATACCCTCTAAGCAAGGTTCAACATCGTAACCGTTAGCCTTGAGTTTTTGAGTGGCACCCTCGATAGCCGCCGTATATGCCAGTTTCTTTAGTCGTTCCAACTCAACTGTACTTACGTACACCATCCCAATTAAGCCCTCCTCTTGGTGGTACGTCAATTCTGACGGCGGTTAGGATATGTCCACGGTATGACCGCTTACAAACGTTTTTATATTTGAAAACTAAAGGTGACTCTATGTATTAACCGAACCGCACAGCGGGAACAATAAATAGGCGCAAATAGAACGGGTGCGACGAAAGCGGGTTTCGACCCTAGACGAAGGTCGAGGAAAAAAAAATATCGAAAAAAATCAATATCGTTTTTAGGTACTAAATTTTTCGTTGATCCGTTTTCGTTCCGAATCAAGATGGACCCTATTGGCGAAAGAACGAAAGAACGAAAGAACGAAAGAGCGAACGAGAGAAATTAGTACACCCCGTTGTGTATATTTCCGCTCGCAGTCCCGCGAACGATGCGTTATACAGTCAGAGTTGATTGAATGCGCGTTGCGTTCGATACGCAAACACACAGGAGCGCCCCCGTGAAAAGTATCACCCCGATGTCCGGGCCGATCGAAACTGGTGACGCCGGCGTGGTTCTGACCGCTGCCGGCGAGGTGAAGGTGTTCACGACCGAGACCTACCCCGAGAACCCGGACGAATGGTCAGCGGCGATGGTGGAGCAGTCCAACACGCTCCGACTGATGGCTCTGATCGCCGCGGACGCCAATCTCCAGCAGACGCTGATGCCGATCCTGGAGGCGCTGGACGCGAACGACGTCCAGATCATGACCATGCCCAACGCCCACTAACCCACGAGAAAGAAAGAATATGTTCAAAATCCAGCGTTTGGCCCTCGGCGTGACGGAAGGTACGCCCGCCGGCAGCCTTCAGCTCGGGCTCAATCCGACGCCCGACGGCAATCTGGTGTCGTATGCCGATCACGAGACCATCGTGGCGTCGCTCCAGAAGGCGCATGAATGGCATCTCGACGGCGCTATTCGCCAGATCCGGACCCTCACCCGGGAAATCAAGATGGCAGAAGGAAAGGTGGCGGAAATGAAGGCCATTCTCGACCGTGAGGGCACGCAGCCCGAGCCCGAGCGGACGGAGCCCGAAGATGGGGTGTCGACGATGGAAGTGTTTATCGTGCCCATCCGCGCGGCCTGAGCGAGGAGAAAAAGGGTGGGCAAAACCCACCCTTTTTCCTCAATCAAAGCTGATGTACCCTTTTGTAAGACCTTGTTTTCGTTAGTACATTTATTCTGTCAGCACACAGTGACGGAGAGAGCGATGCCTATTTTTGAAGTCGTGAGCGAGACGCGCCGATCGCGCGTACTGAAGCGCCACTACCTTGTGCGCGCCGTTGATCGCGATGCCGCGATCAGCCTGATCGCCGCCGACGAAAAGGCGGAGCTGCCAACGCTTTGCATGTCCAACGTGGACGAGCCCGACGCGCCGTCGACCATCACGGCGATGTCTGTCCATCCGCTGGCGAAGATGAACGCGCGCGCGAGCGGTCTGATCATCACCGAAGAGGACTGGAACCAGGTCGATCAGCGGCAGGCGCTCAATGAAGGCTGGGGGCTCTTCAAGCATGATAGCAAGGGCTATTGCCTGGAGCGTTACGACGAGGCGGACCGCATCGCGTCGGACGAGGCGGCCGTTGGGCACGTCTGGCAGCAGTGTCTGGCGGGCAGCCGGCTGCACCGTCGCGCGCTGTTCTTCCTGCACAAGGTGGCGCCGGCCGAGTTCGCCGAGATCGCGCGCCTGGGCCTGGAGTTCACCACGATCATGGACGTGTCGACGGCCAAGAGCATGGCGGCCGAGTGATGCGCCCAAGCCCCCTGCCCCGCCGTCATCCGCAGTGGCGGACCTGTCCGCGCTGCGGTGACGAGTGGACGAATGAGTGGACGGCGGACGCCGCCGGCTGCCCCTACTGCGGATATGAGGAGAACGACCATGCTGGTCAGCATAATGGCGAAGCACACGGACGAGCCTCATTACGGGCAGTTCTGGTTGCGTGACGGGCGACGAGCTGTGGGCGCCTACATGTTGTTGTGTGACGACACTGATGACGACGTGGTGGTGCAGATTGCCATCGCCGAGGACGAGTGGTGCCGGCCCGACTTTCAGAGGGCGCTCTATGTGCGCGAGGCGGACGTGCTGGCCTGCACGCCGGACTACACTTTCGAGGCCGGCGTCGTTCGGGAACGGGCGGCGTGATGCGCGTCCCCTGCCCCTACTGCGGCGCCGATGCGGAGCTGGTCACAGGTGCTGTGATCTATCCGCATCGCCCCGACCTGGCGCGCAAGCACTTCTGGCGCTGCGCGCCGTGCGGCGCCTGGGTTGGCTGTCACAAGAACAGTCGCCGGCACGCTCCTCTCGGCCGCCTCGCCAACGCCGAGCTGCGTCGCGCCAAGAATGAGGCGCACGTGGCGTTTGATGCGATCTGGCGCGGCGGCATCATGCCGCGGGCAAAAGCCTATGCCTGGTTGGCGGAGAAATTGGAGATCGACCGCGACGCCTGTCACATCGGCATGTTCGACACGGACGCCTGCGACCGGACGGTTCGCGTCTGTCGCGAAATAGCGAAAGCACCTCCGAACGAAAACGCGAAATCGCGCATGGGAGAACGGTGATGGAACACCCGGCCAAGACGATGCCCGATCGTATTCGAGCCGAAGAGGAAGACCCTGTTCTCGCCGCGCTGCGCGACATCCAGAATAAAATCACGGATCAGGCGCTGACAGAGCCGCGCGCGGCGACCCTCGCCAACGTCGCGATCGCCGTCGCGCTGGACAACTACGTGATGGAGCGCCGGAGCCGGGACTGAAAGTGTTGGCTCTATCCGGTCGAGGCGGACAGTATTCTGCCGGCCCGCCGCTGGCGCCGCAGCATCGAGACGACGCATGGGTTCGATGGCTGTCTGAACTACATCGGCTCGCTGGACGACGCGACCGATCTGCTTATCCGCCACACGCTTGTTGAATACTGGCACATCGAGCGGAGTGATGGTTGGATCGGGGCTGTGGTGAAGGTTAAGAGCGAGGGGCCGATCGCCCTCGCCGCCACGACCTCCAAGAACAGCGGTGCCCTGGCGCTGATGCGGGCGCTGGCGAACGCTCTTTACGGACATCGGCTCAACGAGATGAAACAGGAGATGAACGGTGGCGCAGATCACGTTTGAAATTCCGGACGCGCTTCACGAAGACCTCGTGGAGCTACTGACGACCTTCAACGACGCCAACCCGGACTCCACTTCACACGGGCATCTCACCGTCGAGACGATGGCGGCGATGTTCCTTCAGGACGTGGGGCATCTTAGCGTTCGGCCCGGCTCTTGGGAGGCGCAGAACATCGCCGCCGTCCTGATCGCGCACGGGTATCAGCTCTGAGGCGACGTCATGTCGATGTCCTACACGACGGACGATTTCGTGAAGGAGCTAAAGCGCGCAGTCGCGATTTCGCGAGAAAGCGAAGCGACCGTGCGCGCCTGTGCGCATCCACATTGGCCCGCCAAACTCACCTGTCTCTTCGTGGAGTTTCAGCGACCGGCCGGCGGGCGCCTCGCCGTCGAAGCGCATCTGTCCGACAGATCGGATTGGCCGGCGCTGCTGATTCTCATGTCGCAGAATCTGGCGGATCACGGGCTCATTTCGCAAGGTTGCGTGGGCGTGGACAACTTCATTCCGGATTATGGTCTCGCCGCCACGTGGCTGGGCAAGTGGATCAACCAATGTCTTCGCGCGGATGTTCCCAAGCCGCCCACGCCGGACCTCAATCGAGACAATGCCGTCTGGGGTCTCTGGTAGGAGGGAACAGTGGATTTGTACACGCCAAGCGCGCTCATCAATCACATTCGAAACACGATCGAAAGCCTTCCGTACCACAAGGTCGCAGAGGTCACGACGGCGAGGATTGATCGCTGCGTTTGCGTATGTATCCAGTTCAAGCAGCGCAACCAGGAACCGATCGAGTTTGTCGGACAGGTCATCGACGACCACTGGGCCGAAGTTACTGACCGGATCGTCCGTGACAGAAACAACTGGCGCGAATTGCCCGCGACAACTCTGCGCTTGGACTGGCAGCCGGGAATGCTCGCGACGAACGTCCTGATCAAAGAATGGGTTCGCGACCAAAGGCCCAACAATCCACCTCGAACCAGCGCCAAAAAGAAGCGAGCGCATTACGGAAAGAGCCCAGCCTGGGGTCTGTGGTAGGAAACGGTTAATGACGAGTTACGCAGAGGTCTTGTCCACACGCAAGTTGATCGAGAAAATCCGCGTGAAACTCGCCAAGAATCCAAACGCCACAGTCACAAACATCGTGACCCGTGAGAACCAATATGACGACTACATTCGGATAGGCATCGGCTTCAAAGACGGCGACGCTTTTAATTGTATCGGCGCTCGCGTAGGTGCATGCGTCAACTGGTCGGAACTTTTAACGAAAGCCGCGGACGAACTAGTCAACGCCCGTTTACTACCAGAAGATCACAAGATGGCGCAGTGGATCGGCCCAGAGGTCGAACAGGTACTCATGACGTGGATCAACAAGGTGATCCGGCCGGATATTCTTCGAGGTCTTGGTATCGAGATCGACACAGAGATCGCCGACGCCGCGCCTGAATCGGATCTCACCGCGGCGCATCCAGCCTGGGGTCTGTGGTAGGAACCCATGATCAACTGCACGGCAAGCTCCCTCCTCCGGCAAATCAAAAAGACGTTCGCGGACTTCCCGGACCACACGGTCACCAAGCTCAAAACCTCCGTGTCTCTGAACCGCGTGATCTTCCAAATTCAGTTCGAGACCGAAGGCGTTAGCCCGAGCGTGTTCAAAGGATACATAGGTAAGGATATGGCCTTCCCCACGATCCGGGCTCGTGCCATCCGCGAGCTAATCAATGAGGAGATTTTGGACGCGGGGACCCGGCAAGCAGACTGGAAGCCGGAGAGCCTACAGACAGACACCATGCTCAAGACGTGGTTGAACAAGGTGATCCGCACAGAGGTTCTCCGGGAGATCGGCTTCATCAACACGCCCAAAAAAGATCCCTACGAGCATGAGCCAGCCTGGGGCACATGGTGAAGACCTTTAAGTGTTCATGAAATGTTCTTTTAGTCTCAGTTAAAAACCACCAACAGATAACTTTCCTAAAAATTAAAATCTAAATCACAAGAGTCCGCCTATCACAGGTCAAAGCGTTCCGGTCCAGACAACGCAGGCCATCGATCATTCCGAACCGAGACAGTCCATCAAAATCAGGCCGCGACGATCATCCAAGCACAAGATCATCTTCGGCCGGTCATCCAGAAACGATCTAGCACCTTCGTTCAAGAGCGATCCAGCGACCCGGCTTAAGAGCGATCCAGCGAATTAGCCTAAGAGCGAAAGCACGATCCCGATCGCAAGCCCGACAGCATCGCGCTATAACAGAATCAGCAAGACAGAGCGTCACTCGCGACGTTGTTTTCGGGTCTCCTTCAGGGGCGGCGCGCACTCAGAACGGCACACGCGCTAGCGGCTGATCTCCGCAGTTTTGCTAGGTTACGAGGCGGATCCGGTCCTTGACCGCTAGCCACTGGCGCGAGACCATCCGCCTCGTAGCAGTCATTTGCTACTCCGCAGCGCCTGGCTTCCAGGCGCCAACTCAAGGCCCGGTTTCTCATAAGAGAGCCGGGTCTCTTTTTTTGTCCGGACGATACCCACGGGAACAGAGGACGTAGAGAGTGGGAGTGGGGGAGGGGGCGTCCGTCCGGAGAGGGGCAGCGTCAGTGCGGAGCGAGATCGCCTAAGAGCGAAAGAACGAATGGGCGGTTTCCGGAAAGGGCTATTTAGCGAAAGCGCGAGAGGGCGAATTAGTGGTTGGTGGGCGCACCTTAAAGAAACACGCCGGAAATTTCAGGAACGGCAAGGAGCCGGCTTAGACGTACCACGACGGTTCGCCGCGTCCATCTGCCATTTTGGGAACGGCAAGGAGCCGGCTTAGGGAAAGGGTGACGGCGAACCGCGCCCAAAGACCGTCCCCACGGAACACCCGTGGGAACCCCGCCCATGGTCATCCCGTGCGTACCCCGCGGCCGACCCGTGGAGAGCCCGGCCATGGACACTCCTAGGCCGCTCCATGAACCGCACACCCATGATCGGCCCGTGGTGATCCCATACACGCCCGGCCCATGGGACTCCTACAGGCGCACCATGGGCAGAGTCTGCATGAGCCCCGCGAAAGCCCATGGGAGGTGTGGGGTTCCAACGCCATGATGCTCACGTCCACAAAGATCCCGCAGCGTTCCCACTTGGCTTTCCAAGTTATTTTCGATACGCGCACGCGCGTTCATTTCTTTGCGTTCAAGTACCAGGCGCTCAAAATCCCCACGCACAACCCAGCCGCGCCCCCAGTATTAGCATGAGATAAATATAACTGTCGAACGCAACGACGTTCGGCGCGACAATTAAATCATAGGAGTACATCATGGCTGCTCGTAAGACTAAGAATACTGCGGCTCCGACCGTGGAGGAGATAATCACGGATGCGGAGATCGACGCCATTGCTATTGACGACACGCCCATCATGTCCATCGAGCCCGAACAGCCCATGACGTTGCAGCAGTTGATGATGCAGGTTCCGGACAGCGACGCCGACGTCATGAACCACGCGATCGCCGACGCGCTCGATGAGCGCGCGGATCGTGAAGCCAAGAAGAATCCGGACAACACGTCCATCCAAAGCACGATCAAGAAGCTGCGCAAGCAGGTGGGGCGACGCGCGACGGGACGTCTGTTCGTCGCCGCGCAGCGTTCACCCGACTTTATGAACCGTCAGCTTCGCGAGGGTGCGGCGTACAACGTCTATGCGATCGGTAAGTTGGGCGATCTCGTCGCGGGCTTGGTGGGTGACGAGACGAAGAACGCGGTCAATCGCGCCATTCTCGCGTCGCTGTTCAAGATCGAGAGCGCCGGGCTCAGCTTCGACATGGAGACCGCCAAGATGTGCGTCTCTCAAAACTACACGCCCAAGCCCGATCAGAGCGACGTTGCGTCACGGGCGCGCTCGCATCTCGTCCGGCACACGATGTCTCCCAGCACAGCGCCCACGCAAGCGTCGTCTACAGTACAGGCGCTGGAGACGTTGGGCATCGTCGTCAAGGACGGTGGGCGCAACCCCACGATCAAGCTGCTGGACAATGCCCTGACGCGCGCCCTGCGCGCCACCTGGGGCGCTCTGTCCGCCGTGTAATTGACGCAGGGAGAGCTTCGGCTCTCCCTCTTTTCCGAGGGAACGCCCCATGTTGCGCTTCATTGTTCTCGCCGGACTCGCTTTGAGTCTGGCCCTCGCGCCGCTCATGAACGTTCACGCGACGTCTCGCGGCGGTTCGTATCGCCCGCACGTCACGAGTTATTCCCGACCCTTGCTCGCCCCGGACAAGGGTTTCGTCTGGATGTGGCTGATGCCCAACGGCCGGGAATGCACAGCTCGGGAGCTGGTCACGAAAGGCAGTGGCTGCACGAAGACCAAGATCGAGCAGCTCGCACAGTAGGACGGAGGAGGGAGCGCCCAGCTCCCTTTCTTCGCACATGAGCATCCCCACGGACTGGCCGTGGAACACCCAAGGGCGTGATCGCGGGACTCTCGACGGAAAAGGGAAAGAGCCCCTGAAGAGTCTTAGGGTCTTTCAGCCCACACTGCGCGACGCAGCGACAGACGCGCGCACCCCAGCATAAAACACGTCGAAAATCGCACAGAGCGTCGCTGAGCGCGCTCCATTGTCGTTTGTGTGTGCAGACAGCGCACAGCGAACGAACGCACTCAGTGACGCTCTGTGCGCGATTTTTAGCGACATCGGGCTTTCGCTATTCCGCGAAGTCCCCAGCCGCGTCCCCAACAGGCGCTTGCTACGTTGTGATTGTCGATAACAACAGCACGGAGCAAGAAGATGAGCGTTTACACATTTGGCGTTTATTCGAATCGTGACACGAAGTTAGGCGAGGTCAACGTCGAAGCGGGCGATCGAATCGACGCTGCCACCAAGTACGCGAGTATTATGGACTCTCCCATGACCGCCGGCGTTTTGGAGTGTGTGCGGTGTGATCCTCCGCCCAAAGCTTACATCGCCATCGACGTTGCGTAACGGGACTTCAACCGCCGGGCGACGTGATCGGGCACTACGTGGATAACACGTTGATCGAGCGGATCGCCCGGCGTGCTGCGTCTTTGAGTCGAGGAGGATCGAGATGAACGAGTTTGACTCCATCACGCTGCTGCGCGAGTTCGTGAGTGATGTGAACGCGGCCTATCCGGCCCCGAATGACCTGCGAGAGTTCCAGAGCGAGTGGCCGGACCTGGCCGCAACGTTCTTCAAAGCCCAGAGCGTCATCGAGGGCCGGCGCCGCCATCTGTTCCATGTCTCGTGTGTGGACGAGGAGGGCGTTCCGTTCAACGATACCCTTGAGGCCAACGACCAGGATGAGGCCCGCGAGCGCGCGGCGGAAATCGACTGGCCCAATCACTTCGAGATCGTGGCTGTCCAAACGTTGTCCACCTGATCAACGCGAGCCCCTTCGCTCTTCAGCGAGGGGTTTCCGTGCGCGTGGAGTTCTCCACGGAAGAGCCATGACCGGGATTGGGGAGTGTCGTATCCGTCGAAGCTCCAGCCGCAATTCCACACGCTGCGCACTACATTGTGACGTCAGCAACAACGCTGATGAGCAACAAAGCGAGACGACCATGAACGAGAAAGACTTTGCCCGTATTGTGCTCACGCCCGCGCAGTTCGCTGAGCTTGAAACGACTTCAAGGGACCGTTTGCCACGCCCGATGAGACGTCTATGGGTGTGCTGCGATGCTACTATGGGAACATCGCCCTTTGTCGTTTCGCCCAGAAATTCAACGACACTTTTACTTATGAGGCAGAACACTGGCCTGTATTTTTCCAAGTGTTTCAGACTGCCGCCCAACTCTTCACCATCGTCAAAGACGAAATCACGCAGTCCCTCAATTTCGAGAACTCCTTCAAGATCGAAACGGATGCGGACAGCGCGTTCAGCTTTACGGGGTCGCCCTGGAATATTCAGTGTTGTGACGCGACGCACTTCGCTGCGGCTCTTGTGTTCTTTAACTTCGAGACGGATGAGCGCGCCTACGACACGTCCGAAATGGTCCCGGAGTGTTTCGTTCACTTCGTCGCCTTCGTCACGTTCTTGCGGGATGCGCACGGTTTCACCCGTGACGATATTAAGTCGCTGATGAGCGCCTACGACAACCCGCTCCCGAGCGCGATTGAAGCTCTGTTCGTCGTCCACGCAGCGTAACCCACGCGAGCCCCTTCGCTCTTCAGCGAGGGGTTTCGCGTCGCGCGGCCAGCCATGGGTCCTCCTAAGTCCGGACGTTCTCGGCCGGTCCGTGAGTTTTAGGCCGGTCCACGGCGCCAGGCCGGCCCATGTGTTCGCGACCTCGCGCGTTCGCGAAAACGCAAAAAAGCGAAAACTCGAAAGAGCGACATCGGGAACGCGCGAAATCGTCACAGCGCGCGTGCGTGAGCGCATTCCAGTGTCGCGCGCGTATCAGCACAGCACAGCGTACTGGAGCGCGCTCAGTGACGTTCTTTCGCAGCGTCAGAACCCGGAGCGAACCTAACCGACATCCCGCTGCTGCTGCGCTACAACACAGTCATCGAGAGCGCGTTGATACGCGCTGATACAGACGAGGAGAAAGCGATGACGGAGCGTGAAGTGCAGGCGGTGCTGGGCGCCGTCGTGCAGACCCTTCAGACGGCGGGGTTGAGCAAGACGTTCGATCTGGATGGCGACGTCATGCTGGATCCGCCGGAGGAGGGCGATGGCTCGTTCGAGCTGACGGCGATCGTCGCCATGAGCGCGCCAAACGAGCTGGTGATCAAGACCACGATGGGGGAGGTGACGCTGCGTAAGGTCTAGGGTTCTGAGAGGAGGCGGCGTCGAGCCCCGCTCCGGCGCCGACATGGACAGACTTTGTTGCTCCGCAAACTCAAACCCGGTTGGTTCATCCAGTCGGGTTTCTTTTTGGCTCGGGAAATCCGGGAACGGCGCGCTCCAGGCTATAGGGAACGGCTAAGGGGGCACTAAGAGCCACGGCCATGGGTCGTCCGAGATCGGCCCGTGCGATGACCATGGACGATCCGCGGGGAACGGCCACGGGGATGCCAAGGGCGCGCGGCCACGGGAGTCCCGAGATTAAACATGGCCGGCCCACACCCACAAGGAAACCGCGAAGAACCCAGTTATATTCCTAGTAGTTACGTCATATTATATACTCGTTCGCAATAAAGAGCGCAATAAAGAAAGTAAAGCGAACGCTTCGACCGGAAACAAGGACGAGCGTGCAGTCGTGTGCGCCCGACGGTAAATCAAACCTGATTTAGGAAAGATATGAAGACGATCATTGCGGAAGCGATTATTGCAGTCGGATGGCTCGTACTCTTTTGGGCCGCGTTCGTCGTGCTCACAGCGTGAGGGCAGGGGAGAGCATGGCTCTCCCTCGTCCCAGCCACACTCCGTCCTTGGGACGTCCGAGACCAGGCCACGGACGTTCCGAGACCAGGCCGCCCAGCTCCACACCCGAAAATAACCCGCAAAGAGCCCGCGAGAGTACCCGTTGTCTGTGTGAAACAATCACAGTGTCGCAAATAAGCGACGCAACAAACAACGGAGTAAGCAAATGTCCCGTCTCGCAGTTCTCGACGGAAAGATCGTCGATGCCCTCGCGGACATGATCGAGCTTGACCGCTCGTCCCTCACGACATGCGTCGACAACGAAGATGATGCGTCCCGTCTTGAGAAAATTCACGTCTGTTACGATAACATTGTTATGACCCGCTTCGCGCCCATGCTGCGCGCGATGGGTATCGACGTTATGCCCATCGCGCTGTACGAGCGCGCCCAGCGGCGTCTTGCTGAACGCAACGCAGCGCGTGAGCGTCTGTTGCGCGAGCGCGCAGCACGTCGCGCCCAATAGCGCGAGAAAGGGCGCGACGATGCGCCCTTTCTTTCACGCACAGCGTCCCCATGGAGGCCCCGTCGCCGATCCACGGTTGCTCCTCGGTGGCGCCGTGGGCAGCATGGGTCTGGACGGGTGCGCCATGGACCGAGTTCCCATGGCGCACCTATGAGGAACGGCCACGGGCAGACGAAGGGGAAGGGAAAGGCCATGGGATCACGGGTACGGGTATACGTAGGGTCGACCATGGCTGGCCCATAGGGAACGGTCATGAGGTCACGGGAATGGGAACGGCCATGGGGTGACTATGGAGAGGCCATGGGCGGCCCATCGCACTTGCGACGCAGTCGCATATGCGATATTGCGTATACGTAACGACACGAGAGCGCAATAAATGCGGCATTGCAATAAAGTAGATATGTACATATCTTAATAGTTTCATATAAGAACGAATCTTAATAGCATTCGCATATTTGTTATTGCGTATGCGGAAGAGTCAGGAAGCGCAACGAAACGAATGCACAATGACATAATGTCGTATCGTGACAATTACAGCAACGCAACAAAACATGTATGTGTGCCTTGGCCGGTTGTCGGTCGATTGGCGAATCTGACGAATCGAGTCGCGCGACTTTGCTATGAATTTCCCATGGTGCGTTTGTAAGTTTGTGGCAACGGCGCGTAACGCATTGTTTTTAAACATGAATATAAATGATAAATCAGGATTGACGTACCATATAGAAACGTGCTCTTATCAAATTGTCGCAAGGAAATGGCGACACAAAAACAAACACAAGCGGAGTCCCGAACATGGCTGCTAAGAACATCAAAGCGACCGTCGCTAACAATGCTCCGGAAAACACATTCCCGGAAATCATGAAGTCTATTCCTCAAGCGGATATTGAGGCTTGGCTTTCTGACTTTACCGCGTCTGTTGACGCGCGGAAAATGTTCGAGAAAAAGAAAGCTAAGACAAACGCCAATATTCAGAAAAACCTGGACCGTTATCATAAGAACGGCAAAAAGCCGTGTTTTGCGGCATTCTGTATTGCCGCAAATGTTCCGCCTTCTTTTGTTATGGGCAAAGAGAGAGAGGGCGCATTATACAATGTATATGCGATGGACAAGCTTATTAATCTGGGCAGTATGCTTTACTACGGTAATTTCCCCGATGTAAATAAGCATATGCGGGCTGTTCTTCATAACATTCAAGTTACTGAACAAGAGAAGGTGCCGTTTACTTATGCAATGGCGAAAGCGTCCGTTTCCGACAAGCTCCCACTTGACGCAAAATGGAGCGTCAAGTTTCGCCGAAACAATGAAGCAGAGGGAACGGGAGCGGGGCAGGGAAGCCCGGTAATGCGAGCACTTCAAACATGCGGCATTGTCCGCGTTGTGGACGAACAGCGCAACAAAGCGTACCGCGCAAACAAAAACCCCTTGACCGCGTACATTGCGGAATTGGTGGCACAGTAAGGAGTTTGGGCGGGCCGGTATATCCGGCCTTCCCACCTTCTAAACGAAGGGATGGGCAATAGAACGAACATGGAAGCGTAACGATACAAGAAAGCCCGCGCCTTAGCAGCGCGGGCTTTGCCGTATCTGGATCATGCACGCTAGGCCGCATTGTGGCGTTGCTGGCGTGCGGTCTTTCCTGTTTCCGCTCCAACCCTAGCCAACGCCACACATGCACATGTGTGGCGTTCCCTGGACGATCTAGAGCTATGTCTTTTATGCAACACATAATGTGACACAAAGACCACACGTCAGTGTGACGTTCGCAACGCGCAACGATCGACGTTCGACACGATATCGAAACGCTTCTGAGGCGCGCGAAGTCTTAGAAGGGTGCTGTTTTTCGTGATGGGGATGGAGCCGAACCACGGCGGCTCCCGGCATCGCCCTTGGAGAGCGCGGCTCGACGACGCCTTGAAGAATGTCGCACCAGCTCCCGGCGCTCGGGCGCTCTGGATCACGACGCTCGACGCTCGGCATCCAGGATTCTGGCGTGGGCCGCGCGAAACATCCTTGGGGTGGCGCCCCTGACGCGGGTTCGTGGTGAAACAGATCTCACCGTGGAGTGTCGGCGTGGCGGAACGGTAGACGTGCAGAGCTTAAAAATCCGGGCGATCGTCGCGGTCTTGCGGGTTCAGATCCCGTCGCCGGCACTCCTCACTCGTGCGGACGAAGGCATCGAGGAAGGCGTCGGTCCCCTGGTTGATGAGCGACTGAATCTCGTCCCAGCCCATGCCCTCCGGCATGGGGCCGATCGGACGACCGCACACTTCCACGCCGCCGACGGGATCAACGTAGATCCGCACCTTGACGCTCAGCCCGCGCCGCGCGTTCCAGACGCAGTTCCGACGCAGGTTGACTACCCAGGGGCTACTCGTCGTCGTCATGACCGTCTCGTGGATTGTGGGCGACGAAGTAGTTGAATGCCGCTTGCAGCAGATCGACCTGGCTCATGTCACGCTGCACGGCTTCGAGCTTGAACCGCTGACGAAAGTGGAGAGGCACCTTAAAATTCAGATCGCGATAGGTCTTGGCCGTGAGATTGGACGAGGCCGCCGCGGGCGGCGCCTCGTCACCCAGACGTCCGATTTGACCGCGCCGCGCAGGCTTGCTGACCTCAGCCATTGACCGCCTCCTTAAGGCCAGCACGGGTCTCGATGAAGTTGACCATCTCCTGGGCGAGGGCGTCGGCGGTTTGGTTTAAGGTCGGGAACTCCGTCTCAATGACGCTGCGGCCGGCGTTCTGGGCACGCTGATAGCCGGTGCGCGCGGGCAGGGCGGTCTTGGCACAGGTGTAGACGGCGCGCTCGATGAAACCGCGGGCCTCATCCACGCTCACCTGACTGTCAAGTGCCTTGTTCAGCACGAACATGATCCGATCGCGTTTGATCTTGTGGACGTCGACCAGCTCGTTGGCGAGCAGGACCTGCGGCACCAGATCGTCCTTGGTCACGCCGGACGGCACGAAGATCACATCCGCCGCCTTGGCGATCTCTAGGGTGCTTTGATGGGAGTCCGGCGCGCCGTCGAAGATCATGGCGTCGTAGTGGGATGCCTGCTTGAGCGCCTTCTTGACCGAGCCGAAGGGCTCGGCCGCGATCTCCGGCTGAACGCCGGCTTGCAGGCGATCGGCAAGCCAATTGATGATCGTCTTCTGGGTGAGGTTCAAATCGGCGACCTTAATCTCCCAGCCGGCGCCAGCATAAACCGTCGCGAGAAGACGGGCGATCGTGGATTTGCCGACGCCACCCTTCTGAGAGATCGAGGCGAAAACGAGCGTGTTCATGGGGTGATTCCGCGAAGTCGTTAAGACGCGAAATCGCACAATGGATCCTAAATCGGCCGATGTCTACCGATTCCGATCCTTGGAGGAGACCTTGCGCAGCGTCCACTTATGCAAACCGCGGGTATATACGCTGTGATTAGCATAGTCGTGCGCGACTATGCGTCCATCAAACAGACCGAAGTTGCTGGGCTTGATGTCGGCAAAAAAAGCTGGGCAGTCGCTCGGGCAGATCGCGCGGGGAGACGGGCTCCGTGCGGGCCTGGACGAGAAAATTGCCGCCCAGGGAAATGCCGAAGCACGAGGCGAACCACTCGTTTACGCCGGCGTGCTTCGCCTCGTGCCACAGCGCCCACTCGGCGACGTTGGCGAACTCGACGCCGGGCCGCTCGACCTTGATGACGCGGGTGGGGTCCGGCCGAAAGACGTAGACCTGGCGATCCTGGCCTTCGCCGATGAGTGGGCCAAAGATGAAATCGTCCAGCTCGCCGGACCACAGATCCTCGTAGATCGCGCTCATCGACCGCCGGGAACGAAGAGGTCGAGGTCGAACAGATCCTCATACTGCTCCAGGGTCGCGGATAAAGCCGGCCAACTGAAGCATGTGGCGTCGCGATACACGTCCTGGTGCTCGATTGCGTAGGCCGGAATGTTGTGCTCGTCCTTGATGTGGAGACTGTGGCGCAGTTCGGCGTTGGGAATGACTCTATCCAAGCGGCCGACGGGCAGATCAATCGTGCGGTAGCGCGGACCGAAACTGTCCGCGCCCAGCCCCACAGCGTCATCCTCGTACATCATCAGAGGAAGAGACACGACGCGCGCGAGATTGTTGATGGATAGATTGACGTGCCCGACGAAGACGGCGTCGCCATCGTCCGACCGCTTGAGCCAAACCTGGGGGCAGTTCGTCGTGTCGACGTCCGGCTTCGGCTGCCGCCAGGTGTCATATGGCGCCGCGCCGCAAGCGTCGGTCATACGGGACGCGCCGAAGGATGGCGCGTCTGATATCGGAAGAAGCGCGGGATCGCGAACGATGGCCATGATAGAGAGCAATCAAAATTGATGTACTACCCCAGCGACAAAAGCGACGTGGGATTGCCGATGACGGCGCTCAGCAGCATCAGAAGGAACACGACGGCCGCGCCGGCCGAGAGGACGCTCCACAACACCGCAGCCAACAACATGACGGCATAGATCACCTCAGAGATAAAAAACGTCCACGAAAACATGGAGTGCTCCTAGTCGAACAGAACGGCGATGGTGGCCAGCTTGCGCCGCAGATCGTCCTTGGCCTGGTCTTCCGACAGGCCGCCCGCGAGCCCGTCATTCAGGACGACGAAATCAACCTCGGTTCGATCCCACAGATCGAAGTCGTTGCCCGAGGGGCCGGCGAGAGGATTGTCGATCTGAATCACGATACCGCCGCGCTGGCGATAGTATGCGCCGTTGCGGCGCCGGGCCGAGGCGATCAGAGCGGCTACATCGTCCGGGAGACGGTGTGTGGCCATCCAGGGCAGGATGAACTCACCCAGCTCGTTTTCCAGGGACTTGCCGAGCCGGCCGAGGATCTGGCGCACCGTCATGGTCGCACCGGCCACCTCGACCGACTGAGCCTTGCCCTCCGCGGTGCTGACCTGCTGCCAGGTCAGACCGAAGTTGCGCATCGCGATCTCCCGAAGCGGCGCTGCATCATCAATCAGGGTCGACGGCGTGCGGAGCTGGGCGAAGAGCGTTGCGGCGGTGGTCTTGCCGGCGAGGGGATGACCAGCGAACACCGCGAAGGGCAAGGGCTTGGACATCACGCAGCCGAGGCTGTGTTGGTGGCCGGCGTGTGCGCGGCCATATCCTTCAGGGTCTGCTTGATGTGCTCCGGCTGGCCCTGCGACATGATCGTGATGCCGCGAGAGATCAGATCGGCGCGCGACATTCCGAGAACGGTGGCCAGGAGATCGGCCTGACGCACGAGAGTGCGATCCAGGGCGACGGTAGTGCGATCAACGGCCGGCTTGTTGGACTTGGTGGTCATTTCGTCTTGACTCCTTCCATGACGGATTGGCGCGTGTGCGGCTGGTAGGTCGCGAGACGCTGCTGAATCATCCGCCAGAGCAGATCATTCATTTTCAAATTCTCAAACGCAGCCATACGTTTGAGAATTTGATGAATCGCGGGGGTGACCGTCACCTGCTGACGGGACATGGGCTCTATCCTTTGTCGACTGAGAATAAGTCATTTATGATTTATCTTTTGCAAGGCGTCAAGTAGAGAATGCGAGAAGCGCAACAATTTCAACACGCGCCCGCGGACTATGTAAGCGTATCCGGTCCCATGAGCGTGCGAATACGCAGGGCCTGGGACCGGACGGTGCGCTCAAGGCGCGCGTTTTTCTCGCGCAGAGCCGCGTTCTCCGCCTCCAGGTTCTCCCGAACCAAAGCTGAGACACCCTTGTCGTCGAAGAAGTGAATAGGATCGACGCGCTTCATAAAAACCTACGATGCAAGAGTGAACCCAAGCCCACGATAATCAAAGTCTGTGCCGGGCGCAAGTATGCGTTCAGAAAAGCCGGGGGTTGACTTGAGAATAGCAAGGCGCTCTTGGGCATGGCTGCGCAGGTGCATGTTGTATTCGTCGGCGAAGTCAATGACGAGCGCCACATTCGGGCCGCGTTTCTTTTCGCGAAGACCGCGACCGATGCGTTGGCGCAGACTGATCTCGGCCTTGCCGCCGCCGGCCAGGATCACCATGCCGACCGCCGGCACGTCGACGCCGACATCGAGGATGGTGGTGCCGATCAGGCACTGGATCTCGCCCGTCTTGAGCTGGTTGAGCCGATGCTTCCGCTCGTTTTGGTCATGTTCGCCGTAGATGTAGGCCGCGCGCATCCCGACGGCCTTGAGCATCTTCAGGAGCTGGACGCCGTGCGCCTTGTGCTGCACCAGGACCATGGCGGTCAGGCCGAGCCGAGCCGCCTGTGCCGCGTGCTTCACGATCTCCCGATTGCGCGCCTCATTCTCAACGATGCCGATCTTGTAGGCCCGCTGCCACGTCGTCGTCTTGTAGAGCTTGGCCGGCTTGGGCGTGGAGACGATCTTGAAGTAGGGCGTGGCTAGGATGCCCCGGTCGATCAGCATCTTCTCGCTGACCTCAGCGATCACGGTGCCGAAGGCGGCCATGAGACGCATGTTGGCCTCGGCGTCCGGGCGCATAAAGGGCGTGGCCGTCAGCGCCAGGCGATAATGGGCATTGCGACAGTGCTTCAGGATTTCGAAGTAGCTGTTGCCGCCGGCCTCGTGCGCTTCCTCGCCGATGACGAACTCGATCACCTCCAACAGCTTGATGGTCTTGCGCCGCCGGATGTGGTGCAGCCGGTGCTTCTCGGTCATCCGCTCCACGATGGAGGCGTCGGGCTCGCGCGCCTTCTCCAGCGCGGCGGCGAGATCCATCGTTCTGCGCTTGATCTCGGCGGCCGGCGTCTTCGCCTTTTTGAGCTGGCTGCGCAGTGCGTTCACCTTCTCGGTCTCGGCCTCCAGAATGAACAGCAGCTCGCGCTCGACCATATCGTCCCGACTCACGTCCTCGACGCGCGCCGCGAGCGTCTGAACCATGGCGCAGTTGATGGCCTTGGGCGTGAACTCGCCGTCACCGAGAATGCCGACGCTGAACCCAGCCTCCTTCAGACCATCTGCCATCTGGTACATCAGCACGCCGCGCGTGGTCAGAAACAGCGTCGGCCGTCGAATGCGATGAATGGCGAGCGTGGCGATCCAGCTCTTGCCGCCACCGGTGGCCACACGCGCGATGCCGATCCGGTGCTTGATGAGCTGGCGCACAACGTCCGCCTGGTAGTCGTAGCGGGGATCCGTGCCGCGCCCGCGAAACAGATGGAACGTCTCGGGGCCGCGCGGCCCCGGCGCCGGCTTGCGCACAAACCGAACCTTGTAGCCCTTCGCGATCAGCGCGTCGTGAACGAACATGGCGAAGCCGGCCGGGAATTTGCTGGTGCCCCAGTTGTAGAAGCTGCTGCGCCCGTCCCAATGGCCCGCCTTGAAGGCGCCTGAGTATTCAGCCCCGTCCACGCGGTAAGACAAGAGCTGGCTCAGAAACAGCTTTACCTCGCGGTCTGCGCCGAGAACCTGCGCGCCGACGCAAGATGCTGCCAAAGTTAGAGTATCCGCCATCTTCACGCCTTGCCAATTCGTACCAGTTGCGGTATGGATAAATCAGTTTTGATTGAAGGGCAAGCCGAATGACGCCGACCCAGCTTTATGCAAATCCCGAAGACCTCAAGGCGAACCCCTGGAATACCAACCAGATGTCGCCGGAGAACGAGGCCAAGCTCGATACGGCCATCCGGCGTATGGGCATGTTCAAGCCGATCGTGGTGCGCGAGACCGACGACGGCTTCCAGATCCTGGGTGGCGAACACCGGCGCGACGCCGCGATCCGCCTGGGTATCAAGGAAGTGCCGGTCATCAGCGTCGGCCGGATCGACGACGTTCGCGCCAAGGAGATCAGCCTGGCCGACAACGCGCGCTACGGCTCCGACGACATCATGGGGCTGGCGCATCTGTTGGATGGACTGGGTGTTTCTCAAGACGACCTCGAATCATTTCTGCCATACACCGACACCGATCTCGATTCGATCATGTCGTCAGTCAATATAGACGTTGACGCGCTGGATTACGACGAAAGTGAAGCGCCCAGCGATACTTCGCCAACGGATACGTCTGAAAAGACGGCCAAGACGCACGTTGTGATGCGCTTCAAGGTGGCTATCGGTGACTCGGAGCGCGTCTCCAAGCTGATCCAGTCCATTCAGACGGAACAGGGCTTCACGGAGGCTGATGCCCTGACGAACGCGGGCGACGCCCTGGTCCACGCGCTGCTGGGTGCCTCCGACGATGCCTAAGCGGTTCCGACGCGCGAAGTTCGACGACTGTCGCGACTGCCAGCACATCGGCACCTACCCGTGCGCTTCCTGCACGATCGGTGAGAATTTCGAAGAGCGCGCTCTGGACGATCTCGACCTCTCGGATTCCCCACATTTTGAAGAGACCAACGACGATGAGTGACGCCGAAGCCCTGCCGGTCCAGAGCTGGAGCCTGGACGATATCAAGCCCTACGAGAAGAACGCCAAGCTGCACGATGACGAGCAGATCGAGGCCCTGTCGCGGTCGATCAAGCGATTCGGCTGGACCCAGCCGATCGTCATCGACCGCGACGGCGTGATCATCGCCGGCCACGGCCGGCGACTGGCCGCCCTCAGCCTGGGTCTGACCCGCGCGCCGGTGGTGTGTCGCACCGATCTGACCACGGCTGAGGCCGAGGCCCTGCGCCTGGCCGACAACCGCACCACCTCGACCGCCTATGACACCGATCTGCTGCGCGAAGCTCTTCAGGGCCTAAAGGACATCGAGTTCGATCTGGCCGACACCGGCTTCGGCGAGCATGAGTTGAACTTCATGCTCGCCGACCTCGGCCAGATCGACGCGACCGCCTTCGTCGACGACATCGGCGAGGCGGTCGAGCTTCAGCGGGCCGAGAACGAGCAGCACGTCCAGGAGATCGACGAGAAGGAGCTGCCGATCTCCGAAGCCTTCGGGTTCAAGAAGATGCGCACCGGCGACATCCGCCACGTCAAGGCGTTCATGGCGCGCATCGAGAGCATGACCGGCAAGACTGGCCCGGACGCCCTGATCGCCTACCTCGACACCCTGGACATTGCGGCATGAGCGAGAAGCTCGTCGAGCTGCGGGCACGAATGCGGGCCGTGTGGGATGCCGTCGATGGCCGCGACCGCGGCAACGTCAAGGTGCTGAGCTTTCCGTCGGGCGTGCCGGCGGAGGATGCCGCGGCGGAAAGTTCCGAGCCGGTCTTCGAGGGTGCCTTCGCCAATGTTGGGCTCGTCGAAGGTCTGCGGCAGGTGTTGGCCGACGCCGAGAACGGCGCGGTCGTGTCCGTCGTCGGGCTTATCGGCTTCGCCGACGGCGACAGCACGGCGCTGCTGGTTCTGGATCCGACCGATGACCGCCCGGTGATGATGCAGTTCCGCGATGTCGTGGGCGATCTCGACTTCCTGAAGTTTCAACTGATCGACCGCGCCATGAGCGGCTCGCTCGATGATGAGTCCGAGGACATGGAATGACCCAATCTCCGATTTCCTACCGCAAGAAGCCCGTTGTCATCCGCGCGATGCAGGCGACCGGAACGCCGGACTCCAACCGCGCGATCATCGACTGGACGCGCGGCTCCAAAACGCCGGCCAGCATGGACCTGAACCCCTTCGGCGAGTGGCAGCTTTCGATCGCCACGCTCGAAGGGTCCCATTGGGTCGGCCCCGACGATTTCGTCATCGAAGGTGTCGCGGGCGAGTTCTACCCCTGCAAGCCCGAGATTTTTTACCAGACCTACGATGTTGTGGAGCGAGCGGCATGATGGACTTCAGCGACGCCCTGCGGGCCATCAAGGCGGGACACCGCCTGGCCCGCGCCGGCTGGAACGGCAAGGGAATGTTCGTCTTTCAGGTCGCCGGCAGCCGCTTCCGGGTCAACCGCCCGCCGCTGCTCGGCATCTACCCGGAAGGCACCGAAATCACCTACCAGCCGCACATCGACATGAAGACAGCCGACGGCTCCGTCGTGCCCTGGCAGCCGAGCCAGAGCGACATGGCCGCCGAGGATTGGGAGATCGTGGCGTGACCGAGTACGTCATTCAGAAGAGCTTTACGACGAGTGTGGATCGAACGCCTCGGGTGCTGGAGATCGCCGAGGCGTTCGGCATCGGCCTGTCGGACAAGCAGTTCACGATCTACGACGGCACGAAGATCGAGATCGAGCCGGGCGATGTCGTCTATATCACCGGGCAGTCCGGCTCGGGCAAGTCGCTGCTGCTGAAGGAACTGAAGCGGCTCATGACCGCGGACGGGCTCAAGGTGGCCGACCTGGGCGACGTGGTGCTGGAGGATAAGCCGGTCATCGAGCTGGTCGGTCCGAACACCTTCAAGGCGACCGACATTCTGGCCAAGGCGGGCATCTCCGACGCCTACATCTACCTGCGCAAGCCCTCGGAGCTGTCCGACGGGCAGCGTTACCGCCTGCGCCTGGCCAAGCTGATCGAGAGCGACGCCGACGTGTGGATCGCCGACGAGTTCGGCGCCGTGCTGGACCGTACGACCGCCAAGGTGATCGCCTTCAACATGCAGAAGGTGGCGCGCCAGGCCGGCAAGACCCTGATGATCGCGACTACCCACACCGACCTGACCGACGAGCTGGGGCCGAACGTTCAGGTCAACAAGCTGTTCCAGGCCCGCGTGGCGATGGAGGAGGGCAGCTACACCACCATCCACGCTGTCGGGCAGCAGATGCTGGAGGCGATCGAGGGCGAGGCGTTCGTCCTGGATCCGCAGATCGCCACCTGGCGCCGCCTGCTCGGCGCCCCGTTCAAGCGTCCCGTCAACCTGCCGGCGCCCATCAAGCCCAAGGGCAAGAAGGTCAAGCGCGCGAAGAAGGTTTCCGCATCATGACCCTCCCCTGTGTGATCATGGACATCGACAGCACGATCGCCGACCCGACCCATCGGCTTCATCTGCTGCCAACCAACGGCGGCTCCTGGGATGCGTTTTTCGCCGCCGCGCCTGACGACACCCCGTTCCCCGAGATGCAGGCCCTGATGCGGCTGCTCGCGGCGCACTATCCCACGTTCGTCGTTACCGGCCGACGCGAGAGCGAGCGGGCTCTGACCGAGACCTGGCTGCGCGAGCACGGTCTGCCCTACGCCGTTCTGTTCATGCGGGCGAACGACGATCGTCGGCCGGACTTCGAGGTCAAGGCCGAGATCCTGAACGCCCAGATCCGTCCGGTTTTCGAGCCGCTGTTCGCCTTCGAGGATCGAAGCAGCGTCGTCGCCATGTGGCGTGATCAGGGTGTGCGCTGCTTCCAGGTCTGCGAGGGAGACTACTGATGGAATTGCGCGACATCATCACAGGGAGCGCCCCTGGTGCGCGTCTCAGCGAGAGTGATGCAACGACGCACGTCGAGCGTCGGCGCGCACCCAGCGCGCGCTTTGCGCTGCTGGACGACATGATCGTCGAGCGGGGCGCAAAGGTCGATTGGGACCTGCTGCACAATCTGCACTACAAGGCCGAGAACCTGCCGATGGGACCGAAGTTCTGGCGCCTGCGCCTGGGCGACCGGACCATCGCCGTGCTGGTGATCGGGCTGCCCAAGCTGATGCTGCGCGAGCGGCATGTGGCGCTGTCCAAGATCAAGCCCGGCGGCAAGGAGACCTGGTTCACGAACCGCTACCGCACCGACTGGATCAACGACAACATCCGGGTCGTGTCGCGCTTCGTGACCGACACCCAGTTCCGCGGCGTGGGTATCGGCTACCGGATGATGAACCTGGTCGCGCGTCTGGAGGGCCGCCGGCTCATCGAGATCCAGTCCTCGATGAGCAAGTTCAACCAGTTCGGCCCGAAGGCGGGCTTCACGTTCGTCCGGCCGCAGAACGCCAGCAAATATGACATCGGGCTGCGGTTCTTTCGCTCGACGTTCGCGGCCAACCCGGCGGATTCCGAACTGATCATTCAGGAAATCGAAAGCGCCGATGCGCCGGTGCGCGAGCGCATGATCCAGGCCGGGCGCGAGTTCTACTACCGGCACTCCGCGTTGGAGAAGACCGGCAACAACCGCGAGAAGGGCGCCGAGCGCGTGGCCAAGATGGACATCCACTCCATCGTCAAGGCGCTTCAGCAGCTCGTGCTTGCCTCACCCATGTACGGCCTCTACATGAATCCGGACGCCGGCCGGGAGAGTTTACCCCAGAGCCTGCCGCTGACGGCGTTCGGCTGGCAGAAGCCGTATGAGCCCCTGGATTTGACGAGGCTAGACGCATGAGCCGGCTCGCGCTCACACCCAAGCAGCGCGAGATCATGAAGTGCGTGCTGGAGGCGACCGACGCCGGAGAAGTTTTGACGATCCGGGGCCTCAAGGAAAAGATGTCGTATGGACCGGACGTGACCCTTCAGGCCATCCAGAGTTCAATCCGCTATCTGGAGCAGCACGGGGTCCTCGTCCGCAGCTACGAGAAAATTTTTTCTCGACGACAAGTCATTGTAAAACCGACACTTTCCGGGTATCGGATCTTCCGGTGACGCAAAAACCCTGCGCACGATAACGACCCGTGTCTATATTATGTTCGTCGAAGACTGAGACGGGCAGAATAAAACGTAATGAGTCATGAATCAAAAAATATAAGAGAATAACAATTAGAGACTCTTAAACGGGCACGGGTCAAAACGCCCGGTAAAATCCGAACTCAGCAGACCTCTCCGGCCCACCAACATCATCCGGCTCAAATCTCGGTCCGGCGTTCAAGATGATCCGGCCTCTCATCTTGGTGTCGCCGAACGTAAATCAAAATTGATTGACTTTGCGGAACAATTGCATCACACTTGCAATGGTTCCCAGAACCCCTCTCCTTGCAGACGATATGGGTGGGCGCCAAAGTCTGCCCTTTTTATTACATCAGAGCTGATTTAATGCCCGCAGAGACTGAACCCGGCGAGAAGAAGACAGGCCGCAAGCTCACCCCGGCTCAATGGGCCTTGGCGGTGGAGAAGTGGGAGCTTGGTGCTGTCCGGCTCGCGGACCTGTCGGCTGAGTTCGGGATCAGCGAGACCGCGTTGAGCCTGGGGCTGAAGAGCCGCGGCGCGACCAAGGGGCGCCGGGCCGCGGAACATGCCCGTTCCGTTTCTGAGGCAGTCTCCGAGGCCGTCCGGGAGACTGCGGTCAAGGACGCCCTAGACGGCGCCGAGCTGCGCAAGAAGCGGATCAACGACACCAAGAAGGAGCATTACGAGTGGTCCGCGGCTCTGTCCAAGCTGGCCATGAGCCGGGTGCTCAAGGCGCAGAAGGACGGCACGCCGCTGTCGGACGCCGAGGGTGATCTGAAGGCGATCCGAAACGCCATGGAGATCATCGCCCGCGGCCGTCAGGAGCGTTGGGAGATTCTGGATGTGCCCAGCGACATCGACATGGCCGAGCTGCCGGAGCTGGTCATTCGCGATCTGACCGACAATGAGGTGGATGAGCTGCGCCGACAGGATGAGGGCGACGGTCTCGACGTGGACGTGGATCTTTCCGACGTCCCGGAGGTTGATCTTTGAGGCTACGCGCATCCGTCATACCGATGACCGGCCCGCCGCCGCCGGCACCGAAGGTGCGCACGTCGCGGCACGCCCTGAGCCTGCACGCCGGCCAGGCCGAAGTGTTCCGCGATCGGCACCGATTCAAGGTAGTCGTGGCCGGACGGCGCTGGGGCAAGACGGTCACGTCCAAGGCGGCGCTGATCAAGGAAGCGCGCCGGCCGCGCAAGCTGATCTGGTACGTGGCGCCGACCTACCGCATGGCCCGTCAGATCATGTGGCACGAGATGATCGCGGCCCTGCCGTCGGAGTGGATCGCTCGCGCGCATGAGACGCGCATGGAGATCGTGCTGATCAACGGCACCCGGATCGAGCTGAAGGGCGCCGACAAGCCCGACACGCTGCGCGGCGTGGGTATCGACGTGCTGGTGATCGACGAGGCGCAGGACATCCGGCCCGACACCTGGTTCAAGGTGCTGCGGCCGACGCTGGCCAGCACCCGCGGCACGGCGCTGATCATCGGCACACCGAAGAGCTTCAACTGGTTCTACGATCTCTACATGCTGGGTCAGCGCGGCGAGACCTATTTGACCAAAGATGGTCAGCGCCGACGCAATCAGTGGCGCTCCTGGCAGTTCCCGACCATGATGTCGCCGTTCATTCCGGCCTCGGAGATCGAGGCCGCGAAGTCGGACATGGACGAGAAGAGCTTCAATCAGGAGTTCAACGCTCGGTTCGAAACGATGAGCGGGCGTGTCTACTACGCCTTCGACCGCCGCAAGCACCTTGGCGATTTCGCATTCAATCCTAAACTGCCCATTTGGGTCGGACAGGACTTCAACATCGACCCTATGTCGTCGGTGATCCTCCAGCCACAGCCGAACGGCGAGCTGTGGGCGGTGGATGAGTTGGTGCTGTTCGGCTCCAACACGGAGGAGACCGGGCAGGAGTTGGCGCGCCGGTACTGGCGTCACCTCAAGCAGGTCATCTTTTATCCGGACTCGGCCGGCGCCAACCGCGCGCACACTCGCGGTGAGACCGATCTGCAAATTCTGCGCGAGATCGGTTTTCGGATCATGAAGTACAAGCGCAAGCACCCGCCGGTGGCTGATCGCGTCAACGCGGTGAATCGGATCCTGTGCGCGGCCGACGGCACCGTCATCCTGCGCATCGACCGTCGTTGCCGACACCTGATCAACTCGCTGGAACAGACGATCTACAAGCCCGGCACGCGCGAGGTCGACAAGTCGCTCGGCGTAGAGCACTCAGCCGACGGTCTCGGCTATTGCGCGGACATCGAATACCCGGCCTGTCGCGTGAAGGTCGGCGGTCTTTCGATCTAGCCTTGTGGATAAGTCATATTTGACTTATCATGCGGCGTGCGTGTTGAAAAACGACGAGGACTGACGTGCCCCTGTTCAGTGGAAATCTGCCCAACTCCGAAGAGATGAGCCGCTTTATCAAGCGGCGCCACCCGGAGTACGCGGAAAATGTAGGGCACTGGGATTTTCTGGAGGCGACCTACAGGGGCGGCCGCGCCTGGTTCGAAGACCACATCTTCCATTACATCAAGGAAGGTGACGCAGAGTTCAAGGACCGCCTTGCGCGCGCCTATCGGTTCAATCACACGCGCGAAATCGTTGATCTTTTGAACAAGTACATCTTTCGCTCGCCGATCGCGCGCAACACCAAGGATGCTGATCGCGTCGTCCAGGCGTTCTGGAAAAACGCCACACTGTCCGGGCTGAACGTCGACCAGTACATGAAGCTGCTGGCCAATCGGTCGAGCGTGTTCGGCCGGGTGTGGGTGTTCGTCGACAACAACCGGCGCGATGGCGCCCTGACTATCAGCGAAGATGCCAAGACGCGATTCTATTCCTACTTCGTGAAGCCTCAGGACGCAATGGACATGGGCTTCACCGAGACCGGGGACCTGAATTGGATCCTGGTGCGCGAGTATCACCGCAACGACGAGGATCCGCTGCGCGCGGATGGTAAGGTCGAGGAGCGGTTCCGCCTGTGGACACGGGATTCCTGGCATCTGTTTAAGGTCAATAAGCAGAAGCGCGGATCCGGCCAGGCCGTGCTGCTGGACGAGGCCATGCACAATCTCGGTCAGGTGCCGTGCTTCGCGCTCGATCACATGTTGGGTGAACGCAAGTACGTCTCGGACGCGATGATCGCCGACACGGCCTATCTGGACCGGGCCGTTGCCAACTATCTGTCGAACCTGGACGCCATCATTCAGGACCAGACCTTCAGTCAGCTCGCCATGCCAGCGCAGAACCTGATGCCGGGTGAGGACGATTACGTCAAGTTGCTGGAGATGGGCACCAAGCGGATCTTCCTGTTCAACGGCGAGGGCGGCGGGGTGCCGATGTACATCTCACCGGACGTCAAGCAGGCCGAGATCATCGTCGGCGTCATCAACAAGATCATCTCCGAAATCTATCACTCCGTCGGCATGGCCGGCGAGCGGACCAAGCAGGACAACGCCGTCGGCATCGACAACAGCTCCGGCGTCGCCAAGGCGTATGACTTCGAACGCCTGAATAGTCTGTTGGTCAGCAAGGCGGAATCCCTCGATCGCGCCGAGAACCAACTTGTGCATCTCATCCTGCTGTGGGCCGGCAAGAGTCGCGCCGATGACGAGGCGGACCTGGTGCGCTACCCGCGCGACTTCGACACCCGCGGCCTCTACGACGAGTTCGACATCGCCGAACGCCTGGCGCGGGTCGAAGCGCCCGACGTGGTGCGGCGCGAGCAGATGAAAGATGTTGTGGACAAGCTCTTCCCGGCGCTGAGCAAGGATCTGGTCGCCGAGATCGAGCGCGAGCTGAAGGATTGGCCGCCGACCGCCGAGGGCATGATTGAGACGATGCAGGCCGGCGCCGGCGCGGCCGCCCGTGGCGCGGGCCAGGATCAGCTGCCGCGCAATGCCGAAGAACAGAATCGCCAGGGCCAGGTGACGCGGAATACCGCGGACGCCGGGTCCTGACCGTGCGGGATCGCCACACCGCACCTCCTGGGCCAAGAGACCGGCCCGACGACGCAGACCGAGAGACTGGTCAACAAGAGGAACGATCATGACGAAGAAGACGACGGACGACGCCATCATCGCCTCGGGCATCGCCTCGGGCGCGCTGTCCCTTATGGGCATGAGCCTGTTCGGGCCGCGGGTATGCTTCGAGCCGGAAGGCAAGGGCGGTCAGACCGCGGATGAGGGCGCCAAGAACGGCGCCGCGGACGACAAGGGCACCAAGGATGCCAAGACCGACAAGGGCGAGGATTCCTCGCTTCTGCATGAGGTGATGCAGAAGAAGGAGAAGATCGCCGAGCTGTCCACGGCGCTGGAAGCCGCGCAGACGGCGCTCAAGCGGTTCGACGGCATTGACCCGGATCAGGTGCGCGAGCTGCTGCGCGCGCAGCAGGAACGCGAACAGAAGGACGCCGAGACCCGCGGCGACTTCGAGCGCGCCAGGGACATGATGAAGACCGAACACGCGCGGGAGATCGACGCCTGGAAGACCCAGGTCGCCGAGCTGACCGCGACGTTCGAGGGCCGCGTCGCTGAGCTTGAGGCCACGCTGGCGCAGGCTGAGGACACGATCAACGATCTGACGATCGGCAGCAATTTCGACACCAGCGGCTTTATCACCGGCGAGACCGTGCTGCCGCCTTCGAAGGCGCGGGCTCTGTACGGCAGTTACTTCGATGTCGAGGATGGGCGGCCGGTCGCCTACAACAAGCCTCGTGGCGCCGCTGATCGCACCAAGATGGTGACGGGCGCCGGCGAGACGATGAGCTTCGAGGCCGCCATCCGGTCTCTGATTGAAAACGACCCGGACAGTGGCTCGCTGCTGCGCAGCAAGATCAAGCCGGGCGCCGGAAGCGGGACCGACAGTGATGCCAAGGCGGCGCCCACGTCGAGCCTGCACGGAGCGTCGCGCATCCAGGCCGCCCTCAACAAGCGGAAGAAGTAAGCCGTCGCGCCAAGCGAGAACGTAAATCACATTTGATTTATTTTCCGCTTGGCGCAGTTCTTTCGGCGAGCGTATAATGGATGCCTCTTTAGGTCTGTGGCGACGGACTATTCACTTGGCAGGAGAAAGTAGATGCCGCTTCTGAAGGTGGAGGCTGAAAAGCTCTCCGAGGAGTTCATGGAGCGTGGCGTGATCGAAGAGATCATCGACCGCGACGAGTTGTTCCAGTTTCTTCCGTTCATGGGTGTGGACAACAAGGCGTACACCTACAACCGCGAGGGTACGCTGAGCGAAGGCCAGTTCCTGGATCCCTACGATGTCGTACCGGAAGGTGCTGCGACGTTCGAGGAGGTCGTCACGCGCCTGCGCATCCTGGCCGGCGACGTCGACCTCGACAAGTTCCTGATGTCCACCATGTCGGACGCCAATCCGCAGCTCGCCATCCAGCTCGCTGCGAAGGCGAAGGCCCTGGGCCGCGCGCTGCGCCGGACCATCATCAACGGCGACAACAGCGTCAACGCCAAGGAGTTCGACGGTCTGAAGAAGCTGATGCCGGCGAACCAGACCCTGGTCGCGGGTAACGATGGCGGCGCCGTGAGCCTGATGGCGCTCGACGAGCTGATCGACGCTGTGTCTCTGGGCGCGGACTGCCTGATGATGCGCGAAGGCACCTGGCGCGCCATTCGTGCGCTGCTGCGCGCGACCGGCGGCATCACGCCGGAGTACATCATGTTGGAGAACTTCGGCCAGTCGATTCCCGCTTACAATGGCAAGCCGGTCATCATCAACAACTACATCACCGCCGACGAGACCCAGGGCGCCGGAGATGATCTGACGTCGATCTACGCGCTGCGCCTGAACGAGACCGACGGTTTTCACATGCTTTATGGGGGCGAAAGCGCCGGCATCGTCGTGGAAAACGTCGGCACCGTCCAGAACAAGGACGCCGAACGCTGGCGGGTGAAGTGGTACGTGGGCAGTGCCCTGAAGGCGACCCATTCGGTGGCGCGTCTGCGGGCGATCAGCAACGTCTAATCGTGGCGTTGATGATAAATCAAATATGACGTATCATTTAGGGGCGCGGGGCAACTCGCGCCCCTTCGCATAGGAGCGTGAACGTATGAAGGTAAAGATCGTCGAGCCGGGCTTTGAATCCTTCACGGGGCATTTCGGCCTGGTGGAGTTTCAGAACGGCGTGTCGCTGCGCGATGTTGAGCCCTATGAGCTGGATCGCCTAGCCGCCAACGTTCGCATCGAGAACCTGAAGGGCCAGGCCGCCGGCGTGGCTGATCGCATGGTCGAGGCGCACAACGAGGTCGCCCCCGTGATCTCGCCCCTGGTGCGGGGCCTGCCGGAGCAGGTCATGGCGCCGGTGCCGAAGACCGTTGCTGAGGGCCTTCCGCCCCGCGTCTATTCCGAGAAGGAGCTGGGCGCCATCGCGGATGAGGGTGGTATCAAGATGCTGCGCGAGATCGGCGAGAAGTGGGAGGTCAAGGGGCGCGGCATCGCCGAGCTGATCCACGACATCCTCGACGCCGAGGATCGCTACTGCGAGGCCCGCGGCCTGATCAAGACGCACCGTCTAGACATGAACGACGGCGACGTCGTGGTCGAGGGGATCGACGAGCCCGAGAAGGCCAAGGACGCCGCGGCCAAGATCGGCGACATGGCCGAAGCTCTGAACGCGGCGCTCGCGGCCGAGACGAACGAGGCGCAGAAGGACGAGTGACATGAACACCTATGCGCCGTTGGCCGAGGTTGATCGCGAGCGCGCCCAGCAGCAGTACGAGACTGAGGTGGATCGGCAGCGCCGGCTCATCGAGCTGTATGTCCAGTATGGCGCCGATCGCAGAGAGGTTGAGGAAGAGTATCAGGCGTGGCTCGTCGCCAAGCAGGCTGAGCTGGAGCGCGCGACTGAAAGCTCTTTCGCCAAGATGTTTCGCGAGTGGAGCGATACCACAAACGTGATGCGTGACGCCGGCGCCGACTGGCTGGATGACCTGACCGATCGATTCGTCAATTTCGTCAAGACGGGCAAGTTCGCCTTTGCCGATTTCGCGGAGGCGATCCTGGCGGACATCCTACGCATCCAGGTGCAGGCGGCCGCGGCTAAGATGGGCACCTCGATTATGGATGGGATCGGCAACGCGCTGAGCGGCATCACGAGCGGCCTGTTCGGCACTACGGGCGCCACAAGTAATGTGAGCACGCCGTTGAGCTTAGTGGGTGACCGCGTGCCGACCGTAAGCAACGCTCAACTGGGCGGCATTTACCACAGCGGCGGCATCGCCGGCGTCGAGAACATGCAGCCGATCGAGAAGATGTTCGCCTCGGCCCGGCGCTATCACAACGGTGGGTTCGCCGGTCTGCGTTCCGACGAGGTGGCGGCCAAACTTCGGCGCGGCGAGGGCGTGTTCACAGAAGGCCAGATGAAGGCCCTGGGTATGAACAATGCCCGCCCGGTCGAGGTCAATGTGATCAACCAGACCGGCCAGCAGGTCGATGCGAAGAGTCAGCAGCGTTTCGACGCTCGCGGCATGATCCTCGACATCGTGCTTCAGGCCGCCAATCAGCCCGGCGCGTTCCGCGAGGGTATGAAGGGAGCATTCGGCACATGACGGCTTTTCCGCCCGCGCTTCAGGCCCGTCTGGACGCGAAGAAGTTCGAGCAGACCCACCAGGACCCGGCCATGCGCGCCGAGACCGAGGGCGGCTATGTGATCACGCGGCCGCGCTTCACCCGGCGGCCGCGCCGGAGCTGGACGCTCGGGCTGACCAACATCTACGACGACGACAAGGCGACCCTGGAAGCGTTCTGGAACGAAGTGCGGGGTGGCTCGACGGCCTTCGATCTGACCTTGCCGATCACCGGTGAGGTCGTGCCCGTGCGCTTCGCCGACGGCAGCACCATGAAGTTCGAATACACGGGCTCGATTCTTCAGGACGACGGCGTCCACGGCGGCCGCTGGGATGTTTCGGGTCTGACCGTTCAGGAGGTGTGAGATGCCGAACCATCTGTCGGTCGCAACCATCATCGAGGCCAATCGGATCCACTCCGAGACCGCGTTTCTGATCGCGCTGGAGGTCGATATTGTCGACCCGGTGACGAACACGCTGGTCGAGACGATGCGCGCCGTGTGCAACGACGAGGACATTACCTTCAATGGTCAGACCTACATCGCGACCCACTTCACCGTCGGCGCCGAGACGGCCGCCGGCGAGACGCCCAACATCACACTGTCGATCACCGACTACACGAACGCGCTGAGCAAGCCCATGGAGTTGTATGGCGGCGGCGTCGGATTCGAGGCGCGGATTCTGGTCATCAACAGCGGCGCCCTCGATGCGCCGCCGGAAATCTCGGAACGCTTCAAGGTGATCCAGGCGTCCATCCGCTCGTTCGTGGTGAGCTTCACCCTGGGTGCGGAGAACCCCCTGACCATGCGCTGTCCGACGCGGCTTCAGTACCGGGATCGCTGCCCCTGGCGTTACAAGGGACCGCAGTGCGGATATGCCGGCGACATGCCGAGTTGCGACTACACGCTGCAAGGCGATAACGGCTGTGCGGCGCACGGCAACAATCTTCGTTTCGGCGGCTTTCCGGGACTCATGCTGCGCTCGTAGGTAAATCAACCGTGACTGATCTTCCTGAGTCCGCTATACTGGATTTGATCGGAAAACCCTTCGCTTACGGCGGGCGAGGCCCCGACAGCTTCGACTGTTATGGGCTTCTGATGGAGCTGTATCGGCGCAAAGGCGTGATGCTGCCGGACTATCGCAGCCCGACGCGACTGCACGACATCGCGGCCGCGCTCGCGGACGGCCTTTGGCGGTGGACGCCCATCGAGTCCCGGCCCGGCGCCGCCGTAACGTTTCGCATCAAGGGGTACGGCGCGCACGTCGGTCTGGTTCTGCGGCACGATCGGTTCATCCACACCTGGGAGGGGACCGGCGGCGTGTGTATCGAACGACTAAGCCACTGGAAACAAAGGGTTTTGGGCTTCTATGACTTCGCCGATCTGCCGCACCACGACGAACCTGCCCGCGCCGACTGACACGCTTCCGTCGTTCCGTTGTCATATCGTCTACAACGTCCTTCAGCCCGAGATCCAGTCGGTCGACCATATCCTGTGGTCGCCGGCCAAGACACTGGCCGACTATATGCAGGGTATGCCCGAACACCTGGAGTGGGGCATCGCGCTGAACGGCGAGGGCGTCGACCATATCCTGTGGCCGGTCACGTTGGTTAAGCCGAACGACGTCGTGGTGGTGGTCGTAATTCCGGAAGGTGGCGGCGGCAGCAAAAGCATCATGCGTATCGTGGGCATGATCGCGATCGCCGCGATCGCGGCGTGGGCGGGGCCGGGACTGGTGCCAGCCTCCATGGTGGGCACGATGGGTGGCTCCATCATGGGGTCGGTGATCACGGGCGCGATCACGATTGTGGGCGGTCTGTTGATGAACGCCCTACTGCCGCCGTCCAAGCCCAGGACGCCGGAAATTGCCGACGCGTCGCAAGAAAGTCCGAACTACGGCATCGACGGCGCGAAGAATACTGCGACCGAAGATGTCGTTGTACCTTTAGTGTACGGCGAGTTTCGCGTGGCTGGAAATCTCGTCGCCGCCGAGACCGAGAACATTGATGATGTTCAATATCTCAAACTCATGTCGGTAGTTTCGGAAGGCCCGATCGAGGGCGTTTACGACATCGAGATCAACAATCAGCCGGCACTGAACTATGAGGGCGTTCAGACGACGTGGCGTCACGGCAATGCGACTCAGGAACTCTCCGACTGGTTCTCCAGCACCACGCGCCAGATCAACAAGAACGTCGTTCTTCAGGACACCGTGTGGGCCGCGCATGTGACCGAGGGTGAGGTGGATGCGATCCGCATCGACGTCACTATGCCGCAGGGCATCGGCTACTACGAGGACAACGGCGACATCAGCGAACATGAGGTTCGCATCCAGATCGAGTACAAAGCGTCCGGCGCGCCGGAAAGCGCCTGGACGGCCATGGCCCCGGCCAGCGACTGGCAGAGCTTCGAGGGTGCTGTGACGCCGGCCGATGCGACGGGCCTGCGTGTCGAAGTCGCACCGACGATCTTCGACACCGGCGAAGTCTACCATTACGACACGGGCGACAATAATTCGGTGCGCCCGGTGCGCGGGTATGACTTGACTGTCGAGTATCGCACACCGGGCGGCTCCTGGATCACGGTGGGCCAGGCGAGCGGCACAGACGATCGCTGGGGTGCGAATATTACCAGCACGCACACCTTTGATACTGAAGGGCTTCCGGCCGGCGCCCATGAGATTCGCGTTACGGGCGGTAGTCTTGTGCGAGGCTGGGCGATGCGACCGGCCAGTGCTATTATTCGGGGCACGCAACGAAATCCTCTGCGCCGTACCTTCGTAACGCCCACGCTGCCCGAAGGCATCTACGACGTGCGCGTCCGTCGAGAAAGCCCGGAGGCCGACGACGGCCGCACCATGGATGTGGTGACGTGGACCGACGTCGGCGAAGTTATTGCCGAAAAGGTGGCGTATAACAACACCGCCTATTACGGACTGCGCGTCAAGGTCTCCGAACAGATCAACAACATTCCGCAGATTAGCGCCCGCGTGCGTGGTTTGGTGGTGCGTATCTACGATACGACCAGCGTCTATCAAACTATGCGCTGGAGCAACAATCCAGCCTGGATTGTGCTGGACATGTTGGTTGATCCCAATCACGGCGCCGGAATCGGCATTCATCGCATCGATTTGCCGCGTTGGGCGGAATGGGCCGAATGGTGCGAGGAGCGCGGCTTTGTCTTCAACGGTGTGTTCGACCGCAAGTCGAACATGTGGGATTGCGTGCAGACAGTGCTGCGCGTTGGTCACGCACAGATCGTGCGCATTGGCACGATGTATTCCCTGGCGATCGAGAAGCCACAGACACCGAGCATGATGTTCGGCGCCGGCAACATCATCAAGGACACCCTCCAGATCGAATGGCTTCCGATGGAGGATCGAGCCAACGAGGTTGAGGTTAACTACTACGATCGCACCGACAGCCATCGACGCAAGGTGGCGCGTATGATCGACGAGCGCGCCCTGCGTCTCGGTCTGCCGCAGAAGGTGACGTCCGTCACCCTGGAGGGCGTGACTAGTCGAAATCAGGCGGTCTTTGAAGGTAATTACCTGATGGCGTCCAACCGCGTCATTCAACAGACCGTGACCTTCGATACTCCGCTAGAGGCGATCGCCTGCACAATCGGCGACGTGTTTTTGCTTCAGCACGACATGCCGGCGTGGACCTTCAGTGGCCGACTGGAGCCGGGCTCGTCGCGCACACTGGCGCGTCTGGACCGACCGGTGACGTTTGCGGAGGGCGAGGCCCACGCGCTGCTGATCCTGCATTCTGCGGTGAACCGCGGCACGGCCACGATCACTCTGGCCTCGGGCCGGTCGATCATGATCGCCGGCGCGCCCAGCGGCGCGATCAAGCGCGTGCGTCAGGGAACGCACGAGTTCGGCGTGATTCGCACCATTCCCGGCACCTGGACCGAGCTGATCCTCGACACCGACGCCACGGGCGTTCTGTCGGCCGGTCAGGTGATCGAGATGTGGGACACAAACGTCACGGAGGAGATTCAAGTCCACGGCACGGGCGAGGTGATGGAGATCCCGGTCAGCATGACCGCGACCCCGGACCCCTATGCTAAGTGGATGTTCGGCCCGATCGCGCGGCTCAACAAGCTGTTCCGCGTCACCTCGATCCAGGGCGACGGTATCGAGGTGACGCGGACCATAAAGGCGGTCGAGTACAACGAGCGGGTCTTTCTCGATCCCGAGGGTGTGAACGACGCTGCCAACGACGCCACGATGCCGGCGGTGCCCGATACCATCGGGCAGTGTTTCGTGGACAGCGTACGCGAGGAGATCTTGGACGTCGATGCGTTCACGATGCGCCTGCATGTGTCCTGGCCGCTGCCGCGGTTTGGCGTGTACGCCGGCGCCGAGGTCTACATCGGCATCAACGGCGACCCGCTCACGCTCTACACCACGACGACGAACGGCGCGACCAGCTTTACCCTGGTGGCTCGCGCCGGCGATGATCTGCGCATCCAGCTCGTCAGCATCGACGCCGATGGCAAAAAAGCCACGCGGGCCAATACGCCGGTCTATGCCTATGTCGTCGTTGGATCGACCACGCCGCCCGCGCCGCCCGCCAACCTGATCGCCACGGGCACGCTACGTGGCGTGAAGCTGTCGTGGGACCTGCCGGATGATCCGCGCGTCAATGGCGTCGAGGTGTGGCGCGCCGAGGTGAACAACCGCGCCGCCACCCAGCACGTCGGTACCGGCTTTGGTTGGACCTACACAGACACCAGCCTGGAGTCCTCGACCGAATATTGGTACTGGGTGCGCTGCGTCACCCGCACCGGCCTGATCTCGGCCTGGAACGCCGAGGAAGGCGTGCGCGCCGTCACGGCCGCCCTTCGGGCCGAGGACATCGCCCAGGAGATTATCGATCGCTCGATGCTCATCCCGGAGCTGCGCGAGCGGATCGACCTGATTGACTCCGATGCCATCATCGCGCGGGTCGAGGAAATCATCGACGACATCGATGTGCCGCAGGTCGAGGCTCTGTCCGAGGCGCTGCTCGACGCCCTGACGCTGGGCTACGAGCACTTCGAGGAGATCAAGGCCAATCGGGGCATCACCGATCGTCGCGCCGCCGTGGTCGACGAGAAGGTGCAGGAGCTGGTGACGGAAGACGCCACCCTGGCCGAGCGTGTCACGACCGTCGCGGTCGAGTTCGACGATCAGATCGCGCTGGTGAGCGAGAACATCAACGCGATGGCTGAAGCAGATGCCTCGCTGGCCCAGCAGATCACGGAGTTGTCGGCGGCCACGGACGGTCAGGTCGCGAGCATTAACACGACGCTCTCGGCCATGCAGGACACGACGTCGGCCCAGGCCGAAGAAATCACCACGCTGGGCGCGCGGGTCGACGACAACGTGGCGCTGGTTCAGAATGAGACGACGGCGCGCGTGAATGCTGACGAGGCCCTGGCCGAAGACGTCGAGGTTTTGGGCGCCCGCATGGGACAGGCCGAAACCGCGATCACCGAGGAGACGACGGCGCGTACGAGTCAGGACGATGCGCTGGCTAGCAGCATCAATTCTCTCGTCTCACGTGTCGGCAGCACCGAATCTGCGATCCGGACCGAGCGTAGGACCCGTGCCAACGCCGATAGCGCCGTGTCATCAAAAGTGACGACGCTTCAGTCGTCGGTGAACGGGCACACGACGGCGATTTCGCAGGTCTCGCGGAGCGTGAATGGTCTTGAAGGGCAGTACACGGTCAAGATTGACAATAACGGCCTGGTCTCTGGATTCGGTCTCGCCAGCACATCCGTCAACGGCAGGCCGTACAGTGAGTTCATTATCCGGGCGAACGCCTTCGGCGTCGTGCATCCCGGCTATCCCGGCATTATGCCCTTTGCCGTCTACAACGGTAAGGTGACGATCGATGCGGCCCATATACGCGATCTGTCGGTGGGCACCATAAAAATCGCGAACGGCGCTATCTCGCAGACGGCGGCGGCGGGCGGCGGCAAGAACACCACAGCCTATATCAATCTGAGGCAGCCTGGAACGCTTATAGCTTGGGTAAATGTGTCCGGTTATGACAGCACTCCTAATACTCCTGTCGGCGTCAAAGCCTTTCTGAACGGGGCGAGTGTCATGCACAAATCAGAGAGTGCTAGCTTAAACGGCAGTTTCACGTCATCTGGTATTTATGCAAAGTGGGCCGCTGCTGCGAATTATTCTCTAAGGGTCCAGGTTCAGGGAGCCAGCTCGGCCTCAACTTCTATAGTTCTTATGGGTGTGATGCGATGACTGCGATCAACTACACGATCTTTAACCGCGAGGGTCGCATTCATTCGAGCGGCTACTGCGATGAAACCGCCTACGACGTCATGTTGCAGGACGTCGCCGACCAAAATCTCGGCTTCGTCATCCAGGAAAAGAGCAATCACGAGACCGACTATGTGGTGAACAGCCATGTCGCGCCCCGTTTGTCACCAATGATCGACAAGACCGAGATCGCGGCCAACGACAGGGACGCGGCCGTGATCGAGAATCTGCCGGATCCGGCGGTCGTGATGGTGGACGGCGAGACATACACGATCAAGGGCGGTCGGCTGGAGGTCACTTCCGCTATGCCGGCTACCTACGCCATCTCCGTACCTGAACAATTTCCCTATACCGCTCTCGACGTGGAGATTGTCGCGCGATGAAGTTGAGCCTGGCCAAGAACTTGATCGCGCTGCGCATCGAAGCCAAGCGCCGGGTCGACGAAGCCGCCGTGACGATCCGGCACACTCGCGCCAGCTATGGCGTCGACGCGATCTATGCCGAAAAGACTCGCGAGGCGGAGCAGTACAAGGCGGCTGCTATAGCCGGCTCGCCGGACCTTGCGGACTATCCGTTTCTGTCGGCCGAGACGAAGCGACTAGGTCAGAATCCGATGGATGTGGCTGCGTTGTGGATCGAAAGGCAGCGTGAGCTAAGGACGTTTCTGGCGAAGGTCGAAGTGGCCAGGCTCAACGCCAAGGCCGCGATCGACACAGCAACGACGCCTGGCGAGATCGAGCATTTGGCCGCCTATGTTTCGTGGCCCGATTGATACATCAGAATTGACCTATCGTCTGTTCCTGGATATGCTCTAAATCCATTTGCTGGGAGTTCTTGATGGCTTGGTATTGTGCCGGCACCGTCACTGTAAATCAAAACTCAACCGTTGTGGTCGGGGCGGATACGGCCTGGACGAAGCAGGCTAAGGCGGGCGACATCTTCACGATCGACCGTGATAAATTCTACATGGTCGCGGATGTGACATCAGACGTCGGCTTGACCATTTGGCCGGCATACACGGGCGCATCGGCCCGCGATCAGAGCTACAGCATCATCCGAAACTTCACCAGCACGACCAACGCGGACCTAGCCAGTCGCATGGCGGATCTTGTCGCGCGTTGGAAGCGCCGCGAGGATGAGATGATCGCGTGGCTGAGTGGCACCGTGAGTGGCGGGCCGAATGGCGACGGCGCTTATCCACTGACCGATCTTCAGGGCAACGTCAAGATGGTGCGATGCCCGGCGTGGGTGACAGCGATACTCGGGGATGCGACCCATGGGAACATGACCCTGGGCCTGCTGGACTACACCGCCGGCCGGCCCCGGGTGCACACCGCGACCCTGGGCGCCGCGCACACGATCGCCCTGACCGAGGGCGAGATGCAGACCCTCACCCTGACGGCCGACACCGCCCTAACCCTGCCGACGCCGCCGGCCGGGCGCGGGCTGTCCGTGCTGCTCGTCCTGATTCAGGACGGCACGGGGGGCCGCACGCCCGCACTCCAGACGGCGGACGGCGCTCCTGTGCGCTGGCTCGGCGGAACCGCCCCGTCCTGGCAGACCGCCGCCGGCGCCCTCGACGTGGTAGCCGTCACGCACACCGGCACGGTGTCCTTCGCGGCCCATATCGGAGGAGGCGCCTGATGCTCGGCAACGCCATACCGCGCGCCATCCCGGCGCTCCCTCGGCCTGCCACCGGGGACCGGATCGACCTGGTCACGGCCGGGGTTGTGCAACCGGCCGCGACGTTCTCGCGGGCCTCCTCGGCGATCCTCTGGGACGGTGCTGCGTTCCAGGCGGTCGGTCCCGACGTGCCCCG